GATATTTCTAATAAAATTGATATATCAGAAGAAAATGTTGCAAATTTAGAAAGAACTCTTGACAATTTCTATATATTGTGCTATATTAACAATGGAAGCAAATAATTCCATAAAATAATATACGGAGAGATTGTTATGAATATTCTGCTAAGTTTGTTAATTTATAATCCAATTGAAGCATATACAATTATATTGTTATGTGGAATCATCAGAGGCTCTGATATAAAAATTGGTGGGTATAAGATTTTAAAATTATTTATATTTGGTACAATAGCATTTTTGTTTCAATATATACCATATTTTTGGTATGGCAAAATTATATTTCTTATATTGAATATTGTTATTACATATTTTGTACTTCTTATTGTAATTAAGATAATACTTCTTATTATTTTCGGAGAGAATGTTGCACTGAGACAAGTATTAGTTTGCGTATTTATAATGGGAGTATTCTCAATTATAACATCAACAATATTTGGAATTATTTTCAAGAATGATATTTTGTTTTACAATAATAGTATTTTGCAAGAGTTTATATTGAATTTTTCTATTTTATTCTTGCAGATTATATTATATAATTTTATAAAGATAAAGAGGGATAGATATGAAAAACTTTGTAAAGGCTATTGCAAAAGGAGCTAGTTGTGCATCTTTTACTTTTTTTGGTCACTATCAGCCTAAGATGCCCAAGTCTCTAATGGAAAAGGTTATGGACGAAAATAAGAAGGAGAATTAATCCGACTTATATTATTATAGACATTATAGAATAATATAAGGGGAGTCGGCTTGTTGGCTGGCTCCCTATTTTTTTGTAAATAAGGAATATTCTTATTATGAATATTTTTAAGTATATTGAGGATTTATCTTATAAACTTGGTTTAAAGATGGCGAATTATTTCCATGAGGACAGTGATGGAATTGAAGAGACACAATACGGTATGTTTGCTGTTTTAAGCTTTTTGTTTGAATTTGGAACTGGGCTTATTATATCGCTTATTTTTGGATATGTCAAGTATTTTCTTGTATTTCAAATTACCTATTGTTTTCTACGTTCTGTTTGTGGTGGCGAGCACTGTAAGACATTTGCTTCTTGTTGGGCGGTAACAAACATTATCTCATTTGTTGGAAGCATGATGGCTATTTTATTATCCGTAAATAGTATGTTTGTAATGATTGGGGTTATTATTACATTTCTGGCATCTGTTGATATGTTTTATATTATTCCAAAACCAAGCGAAAATTCTCCTAGTAGAGGAAGTAGAGATATTGAGTTTAAAAGACGATATATTAAGGGAACTTGTATGTTAATTTTCTTATCTTGTATTTTGGTGTTTTTTAATATGCAATTTATTTCTGCTTCTATTTGCTCTGCTTATATTATGTGTTATATTATGCTTTCCAAATATGGAGAGAAATTTATAGGTGTGTTTAAGTTTTAATTAATTAAAGACCAGAAGATAGAGATATTAAGCTGCTATCACCCATTGTTAGGAGATACAGGTTCTTTGGCTTGCCTGTCTGGTCTTTATTATTTATAATTGTAGAACCGGTTTTAAAGAGGTGTGTTCTATGATTATAAATGATTTAGCAACAATAGCAAATTCTGATTTAATATCAGGAGCTGCAAACATTAGTCAATTTATAAATGTTTATCAAGCGACTAAAGGTGCGACATCATCTCAGTTAAATACAGAGCTAATCAAGCAAAACCAACATATTGAAAATAAACTTGACGAACAAACAAATATGTTGCTTGAAAAATTATTATCTGAATTAAAAATTATAGAAGAACAAAATATTAAAATAATTAAACTGCTGGGTGGTAGCGTCAAATGATTCTTAATACTAATGCAGAATTAGGTGGATTAGATGCCCTTGGTGTTGCAGATACGATTATTGCTTCATTGTTATTAAATTATTCTGAGAAATCTTATAAGTTAAATCTTGATAATACCTCGGAAAATAAAAAGGTTATTTCTCTATTAAACGAAATAAATGAAAATGAAAAAACTATTATTTCTTTATTACAAAGAATAATAGAAGATGATAAGCATTAGTCTTGTCTTATCGGTAAAATAATCCAGACTAAATGATGTGTGACGGTTCTGAAACATAAAAAATAAAAATTGACCGAGCCACGAGGAATAAAAGGGGTTAAAATATTATAGAAAGTAGTTGAATATAAATGGGTATACTACAAATTATCATTAATATCTGCTCTACTTTTGGTGTATCTGGAATCCTTTTGTTCTTTGTAAAAAGACACTATGATAAGAAAGATGAGGCATTAAAAGACAACAGACAAGAACGAAAAGAACTCAAAGAGGCAATCGAAAAAATTTCTAAACAAAATGATGAGCAGTATGAAATTATTTCTTCTCAAAATGCCAAAATAAACTCTTTGTTTGACGACGTAAAATCCTTAAAGGAACAACAGAAGCAGAGCTCGCAGGCAGACAGAGATATGCTTCGGGATGCGATGTTGAGGACATATCATAATTGTTATGAAGTCAAAGGTTGGATTTCTGTTAATGACTTAGAAAGTTTTCAACATATGTTTGAGAGCTACACAGCATTACATGGGAATGGTATGATTCCGAGTGTGCGTGAAAAAATTATGAGTTTACCAACTATCCCCCCTGAGAATAAAACATAACAAGAAATACTTAAATTTAAAGAATGGAGGTATCTAATGTGATAGAACAAGAAATTACGTTGCTTACTAATGGTAGAATTTCTTTCCAGAAATGCGGGAACGGTCTACAGTTTGGATATTCTAAAAACCGTGGCATATACAGTATAAAAGTAAAGACTTCTGGTGAATGGAACGGTTTAACGATTCGCGCATTTTGGCATATCCCAGACATTAAAGAGCCAATCACCTCTTTATTAGTAGATAATGTTATTAAAGTTCCTGCATTGGTTACTAGTTATAAAGGCGAGGGAAGGATTGTATTTGAGGGTTCCGATGGGACAAAAACTGTAACAAGTGCAGATGTTCGTTATTATGTAAACAAAAATAGCGGAACCTGTGACGGTACAATTCCGGAACCGGGCACTCCTGCTTGGCAAGAGCTTGTTGGCAATGTAAAGAAATATTCTGATACTGCTGTTGAAGCAAAGGAGTCTGCTAAAAAATCAGCAGATGAAGCAAAACAAGCTCTTGAAGATACAAAAGATGTAAAGAGTCAGGCTATTGAAGAAATTAACAGTGTAAAAGAAGATGCAAAAGGAGAGCTAGAGACCCTTTGTGATTCTACCCGGGATTTTGCAAATCAGGCCAAAGAATCCGCAGACAGAGCAAAAGCAAGCGAAGATGCTTCAAAAAAGAACGCAGACGATTCTGCGGCTACCTTACAAGAACTAAAAGACGGCATTGCAAGCGGCGACTTCAAAGGCGAGAAAGGTGACCCAGGCCAAGCAGGTGCAGACGGCAAAGATGCCCCACAAATTGATGACACCACCGTGACCGACTCTGCCCCGTGGAGCAGCAAGCACATCGTGGATATGCTCTGTCCGCCGCTGGAGGAGACCGGGAACCCTGCCGTTTGCTACCCTGTGTCAGGATATCCGCTGGGCTGTAAGGTGAGATGGGAGCCGACGCAGGAAGGTACAGGCGACCCTAGCCCGGAGAATGTGCGGCCCATCAAGGGCAGGGATAGTGTGACGGTGACAAGGTGCGGGGAGAATCTGCTAAATCCGTCGCTGTTCCAAAATAATAAATATCAGAATTTCAATGCCGCAATTAATTATTATGAGATATCAAATTCAAGTGGTTATTGGATATCAGGCATTCAACCGTGCTCACCGAATACAACATATCGCTTTAATAAAAACGTAGAAGGCGGTTGCTTTTATGATAAAAAAAAGAATGTAATCGGTACTGTCGGATTTGATTTTACGTTTAAAACGCCAGCGAAATGCTCGTATTACTGTGTCAATTTTTCATCGGGGTCAACGCCCTATGGCACGCCAGTCATTGCAACAGCGAGTAAATCCACCGCCCCCACCACCTACGCACCCTACATCAGCCAAACCGCCACCTTGACCCTGCCTGAAACCATCTACGGCGGCACGGTGGACGCAGTGACGGGAGAGGGACTGGGGATGTGGAAGTTGTTGACGCTGGATGGAACGGAACCATGGAATGCCGTTGGGTCCGGTGATACTCTTTATTTTCAGTGCACATCAATTTCCATTGGAACAAGAGTGCTGTCCAGGGACGATTATTGCACAACGTTCCCTATTGCATCGGTTTCAGTTTCGAATACGGTACAAGGAGTAAGCGGGTGGAAAAAATCCCTATATCTGCGTTGGTCTACATTTGCAGACGTTGCCGCTTTGAAATCCTACCTCGCCGCCCAGTACGCCGCCGGAACCCCTGTGCAAGTCTGCTACAAGCTGGAAACGCCCACCCCTTTCACCGCAACCGGCGCACAGCCTATCCTAGCTCTGAGCGGCGTGAACACCGTGCTGACCGATGCAGACAGTGCAACCGTTATCGGCAGGGCAGACCCCATCAAACGCATTATTGACCTTGAGGACGCAGTAGCGTCCATGACAACGACATAAGGAGGACTGACTATGGCAATCAAAAGCAAAGCTCGCCATGACCTGACGTTACGCTCCATTAAGCGGGAAATTGCAGCAGGACGCGATGTTGCGTTCTGGCTGGATAAAGCATACATGCACTACGACAACGGATTGCTGACCGCAGATGACATCGCAGAGGTTGAAGCCCTTGCGCAGGCGTACTACGATGCGCTGGACGCTGAGGATGCGGCGAACGCTGAAAAGCAGCAGGCTCAAAGGTAACAGGAGAAACCATTAGGGAGCTAAAGTCTTCTTGCGTTACTGGAATTTCATAATCTAAATCTGGAAAGACAATGTTGACTTATGCTGACGCTTATACACCTAAGATAATGACTTATACCGTTCTCGCATAATTTATAAATAGCTGTTTTAATTAAACACATATTATACATTTTGTTAAATTATAGAATCACTTTTTAATAAATAGGTGATTATTATGACGGTAAATGAATCTAAGAATATTATTCAAAAATTAATTAAGTATTCTATGGAAGAACTTGAAATGGCAGAACATTATCAAAAAATGATGGCTCACATGGAAGACTCTTCTGCGTTCTCTAAATTTAAAGAATTTGCAAACCAAGAACTTGCTCACCATGAGTATGACTTATCAACCGCAATGGCAATGGCACAGAAACTAAAAGATGAAAATGAGATTGCAGATGTGGACGAGTTTATAAATGGTATTTATAAGCAGAATCAGACACATTGGAAGGAAAAGATTGTTTGGAAAATTGCAAACGCAAAGCCAAAAACCTCTCGTTAAATGATGCTGGGCGAAGGGACTAGAGGTCGTTAAACAGCGACGATAAATGTTAAAGGTGTTGGAATAATACCACGGTATTATACAGTATCTTTGATTTTAAATGTTTATTGCTATGGCAACTATCCATGAGTAGAAATGCTTGTGGATAGTAACGATGGCAATAAAGTCATCGTGGAATTAAAGGAGTCATTTGGAGTGAAAGGAGTACACATGGAAGATAGTCTATTAAAGAATAAAGATGAAACCGATAAGGAATATGGTTTGCGTTTAGCTATGAATAAAGATATCTACGATATTAGCTGGTCTAAAATTTGTGACCTTATGTTTGAAGCAACTGGCGTAAGAAAAGACGAAAGCGCTTATCGTAAATATTATATGGCATTCCTTGATGGAGTTGATTATCAAAAGAACAAAGACCCGTCTGAACAAATGGACGAGTTAATGAATAAAGAGTTAGATATTAAATTAAAAACTGTCAAAATGAGGGATTATAAAGCAGCGCTTAATCGTGATATTAATAAGATTGCTCGTTTTGACATGCTCAAACAGGATATATCCGATTATGTTATCAAAAACCATTTGGAATTTGAAGACCACAATAAAAGTAACTTTTCATCAACTGAGAAGAGTTCCATTTTGTGCCTATCTGATTTCCATTATGGTATGGTAACTGATAATTATCTTAATAAATACAATCCTAAAATCTTCCATGAGCGCATGACCAAACTTTTTGACGCAGTTGTTAAGAAGATTTATTCTGAAAAGATTGGTACTCTGTACGTTATTAATTTAAACGATGCTATTTCTGGGTATATTCATAATACTATTCGGATTGAGAATCGTAAGAATGTTATTGAACAAGTAATGGAAGTTTCTAATGCTTTGGCAGAGTTTCTAAATGGGCTTTCTCAACATTGTAATATTGAATATTATTCCGTTATTGATAATCATTCTCGTTGTATGGCTAATAAATATGATAGCTTGCAGAATGAAAATTTTTCTCTTCTTGTTGACTGGTATCTAAAGGCCGCTCTACGCTATGTACACAATATTCATATTAACGAGAACGAATTTGATAATGATATTTTAACATTCAGTATTTATAACTGGAATTATCTAGGTTCTCATGGAGATAAAGATAGCATTCATGATATAGTTCAGAATATGACGCTTCTAACCCATAAGTTCTATGATGCGATGTTTATTGCGCATAAACACCATGTAGAGTCTAAAGAGGTTGATGGGACTATGGTTTTTATGAACGGTTCTCTTTGTGGTACAGATAATTATGCCAAGTCTTTGCGTATTACTTCTCACCCTTCCCAGACTATGTATATTGTCACTCCTGATAATCCCTATGAATCTATAAATATTATCCGTTTGGATTAAGGCGGTGATTACATGGCTATTGCTAAAAAAGGAAAACAAATCGGAGAAGAGACGAAAAAGAAACTGATTTGCATTAGTTGTGGCTGTGGAGTTCAAAATAATTTCAATGCCACAAAAGATGAATATCATAAGTTCTTTAATAAGATACCATATTGTAAGGATTGTGTCAAGTCTATTTATAAAGGATACTTGGTAAAATACAATGGCAATACAAACCTCGCTATTTATTTTACTTGTAGGAAAATTGATATTCCGTACATCCATCAAGCATATTTGGCAGCTATGAAAGAATCTCAGAATGAAAATTCTGTGCTAAATGGAGAAGAAAACCTATTACCAATTTATCTAAAGAACCTTGCATTTGCAGATAAAAATGGTTGGGGTTCGAGCTTTGACGATTCTCAAGGCGAAAATAATATCGAAGGTCTTAGTAACTATGATGTTTATACAAAGATTAAGCGTCCTAAGAAAGTTGCTGGTGAACTTGGTGATGATGACAATTACGAAGATATTGAATTTAGCACTGCATACTTACAAAGTGTTTGGGGAAGATTTGATAATGATGACCTAGCATATCTTCAAAATGAATATATGGATTGGGAATCTAAACTAGGTCAAATTGATACTAAAGATATTGATGTTATTGTAAAGCAAATCTGCCATACGACTCTTCAAATTAATAAAGCTCGTGAAAATGGGCAAGATGTTACAAAAATGATAAACTCTCTAACATCGCTTATGAATAATGGCGGCTTGCTTGAAAAGCAGAACAAGGCTGTTCAAAATTCTAAGGTTGTTGGTCAGCGCATTGAGGATATTGAGACCTTTAGACCTGTTAAGAAGGTTGACCCTGAATTAGCTGATGTTGATAGCAACCAAATGCTATTTGATGCGTTTGTTGGTTGTATGGCGAGGACGCTTGGTAAAAATAATAAATATGTTGAAAGGTTCGAGAAAGAATTTGAACCGTACAGTATTGATATTATTGAAAGCGGCAATGGAGAAGCCAAAGAACAGGCGGGTGAAAGCTGATGGCTGATTCAGATAAAGTTGTCATCCGAAGACTAAAAAAGAAAAAGATAACACTTCAAGAACAATATAATGAAAACTTTGAGGAATGGGTAGCTTATTGGAGAGCTAATCCACAGAGATTTATTGCTGAATACTTGGGTTTGCCTCTGTATGACTTTCAAAAATTTCTTATTTGGGAAATGAATAAGTTTCCAAACTATATATTTATTGGAGCCAGAGGTATAGCGAAAAGTTCACTAACTTTGGACTTTTGTTGTGAGATGGCGATTCTGTATCCCGGAATAAAGATTCTAGTAGTTTGCCCTGTTAAATCTCAGAGTACACAATTCATCAAAAAAATATATGAGTATATGCGCATGAGTAAAAATTTGGAACAGGAAATTGTTGTTGACGAAATTAAAACAAGCGTTAACGACAGCAAGATTCCATTCAAAAATGGTTCTATAATTTTTGCAGCTACTTATAGTGAAAATGCGCTAGGTAAAGTTCAGTTTATATATTTCAAACTTATTATGTGATTAAATCTTATTTTTGTAGGAGGAAAGTGTAATGAGTACAGATGTTTATACAGAAGAAGAAATTAGTTTTTTAAAATCTAATTACCAAAACATGACCATTGAAGAAATAGCGGATGCTTTAGGAAGGACATATAGCAGTATTTTCTCTAAAGCAAGAAAGCTTGGTTTAAGTAAAACTGGGTGCAAAAATAATAAATGGTCAGAAGAGGAAACTTCCTTTATAAAAGACCATTATCAAGATATGACCACAAACGAAATCGCTGAATATCTTAATAGGACTCCAAAAGCTGTTCATGTTAAGAAATCAAAGCTTGGTTTGAAAAATAACCCAATTTATTCTTATGATAGGAATAAATTTGCAGAGATTCTTACAGAGGAAGATGCTTATTGGCTTGGCTTTTTGTATGCTGATGGATATGTTTGTCATACAGAGCGCAGTTGGTGGTATGGGGTTGAGTTACAATATAAAGATATCGGGCATTTGAAGAAACTTAATAAATATATGAATGGAAATATGCACATTGATATATTTTATCATAAATCCCCTACGTCTGACAATATTTGCAAAGGGTGTAAACTTGCATACTATTCAAAGCAGCTGTTTCTTAACCTTGTAAATTGTGGATGCGTACAAAGAAAATCCAAGATTATTACAATGCCATTTGGTGTCGTCCCGGACGAGCTTATGAGACATTTTATCAGAGGGTATTTTGATGGAGATGGTAGCTGCGGTATATATCAGCACTCTCAAAGAAAATATTTGAAATATCCAAGTTCAAAAATAACTTGTGGTTCGCAAATATTTATTAACCAACTAAAGGAATACTTAGAGAATATTGGGATAAAATCGTTTGTGGTTGTTAGCAAAGAACAGAATTATGATATATTTTTTAAAGGAAAAAGTAATTGTGTAAATTTTCTGAAATATATGTATGATAATTCAAGTATATATTTAGATAGAAAGTATGAAATATATAAACAATGCCTAGACTTACAGTAATGTAAGTCATTTTATCGGAGAAGAAAACTGGAAGGCTGAAATGCTAATCAGAGTGGAAGGCTATAAATAATATTATGGTCACACGCAACGCATAGGAACTGAAACTAGAGATAGAATATAATGTTCCCAAGAGGCTCCGACTCCTAATTAAATTTAGGATGAAAAGATATGCTGGACTTACAAGAATTATAATTGTAAGAATTTAGAGATAAAAAGCTCTAAAGATAACAAGTCGATTCGTACAAATATATTGATTGTTGATGAATTTGTTAGAACAGAAAAGGAAGTAATCACTCGTGTTTTTGACCCTATGCTTTCCGACCCAAGAAAACCAAGGTATCTTGATTTAACAAAGGAACAAAAGGCAGAAGAGTATAAACATGAGGAATTAAGAAAAGTTTATCTATCCTCTATTAGACGTGCAGACGAATGGTCTTACAAGACATTTGAGGATTATGTTAATTGGATGACGGATGGAAATAGAAATTATTGTACAAATGTCGTCAGCTATGTTCTTGGTGTCAAAAACGGATTTATTAGTAAAAAGAAAGTTGAAGATACTTTTAAATCAAACCTTGAAAATATGTCAATCCTCCGCGCGGAATATCTTGCCATACCTGAGCGTGGTACTGGCAACTCTTATTTCACATATAAAATGATGGATAGAGTTAGAACTAACTCCAAGGCATTCTGCTGTATGTCTGATGAAGAATATATTCAGTATAAAGATTGTAGAGAAAAGTATCCATACTATCAAGAAAAACTACCTAATGAAATTAGGTTGCTATGTATGGACGTTGCTGTTATTGAATCTAGCAAGAACGACAATACTGCATTTTTTATTATTAGGTTAATTCCTGATAGTGGAAGATATACCATTATTGTGCCATACGCAGATAGTATGCACGGTCTAAACTCAATCGCTCAAACTAAGAGAATGAAACAATTATTTTATGAGTTTGAATGCGATTACATGATACTTGATACACAAGGCGTGAAATGCTTGCGCCAATTATATAGTAATATATAATTAAGTATTGCGGAAGAAAACTGGAAGGCTGGAATGCTAATCAGAGTGGAAGTTATATAATAATATATATAACACACGCAACGCATAGAGATTGAAACTATTTATAGAATATAACATCTCCAAGAGTCCGCAACTCCTATTTAAATTTAGGATGAAAAGATATGCTGAACTAATACGAATGTTAAGTATTAGAATTTAGAGATAAAAAGCTCTAAAGATAACAAATGAGGTATTTCTATTTTTGACTATGCCACTACGGAAACCTACGATGAAAATCGTGGTGTTACTTACCCTGCATGGACAGTAGTTAACCCAGAAGATATTAAGATGGTCAACCGTACAATTGATAGAAATGCAGTCCCCGTAATTTATTCTGTTAAAACTCCAATCCAGTTGAAGTCTGCTATGTTTAGTAATATGCGTGATTTGATTACTGATGGACGAGTTAATCTACTTGTTGATAGTCAAGAGGGTCTTGATTATATGATGAAGAACTATCAGTATTATAAGATTGAAGACGAGGATTTAAAGAAACGTCTTATGAATCCTTATGTACAAACTAATCGGCTTGTTGATGAGGCAATTAGTTTGGAACAGGTGGTTACTCAGGGCTATATTAATCTAAAGGAAAAAGCTGGGAATCGTAAAGACCGTGTTATGTCTTTGGCTTATGGTCTTTGGTACGCCAAGTTACTAGAAGACCAGTATATTAACAAACAAGAAACTAACAGTCTATTAGATTGGACGTTCTTTGGTTAAATTATTTTTATAGAAAGCGAGGTGAGATGTTTGCCAAGAAAAAAGAAAACTGAACAAGAAACGTTGTCTGAGAAACAGGTTAATGATGTTCTAAATGCGTATGATTATTTCATGAATTTTTCTGATTCTTACAACCGTAGTTATAGAAGCGCCGATTATAATACACCCGACGCTGTTAATAGACGGTTAAAGGATATTAATTTAACACAAGTAGACACAACTGTTACAGAAATTGAAAACGCTCTAAAAAACGCAAAAGATTCAGAAGAAATCCTTTCTAATTATGCCCAGACGCTTGAAATTACAAATATGTCTTTTAAGCGGATGACACAATATCTTCCAAACCTAGCCGCATTTAACCTTACTTTCGACCCAATCAATGTTACAAAAGAATCTGAACTAAAGTCTAAAGAATTTAAGAAAGACTTGGCTATTGTAGATGATTTTTGCAATAGATTCGATTATCGAGCAGAATTTGCAACTGCTTTGCGTCAGTGTTTTAGGCAAGGTGTAATGTTTGGAGTCCTTCGTGATGAGGGAGATAAATATACTATTCAAGAGCTGCCTAAACAGTTTTGTAAAATTACAGGTCGTTTTGATTATGGATACCTATTTGATTTCGATATGAACTGGTTTATTAATATGGATGGTGTTGATATAGATATGTATCCGCCAATCTTTAAGCGTATGTTAAATCGTATCCAGAAGAATTTTGCTAAACCATACGACCCTGCAAGACGCTTACAATCAAGAAACACTGGGTTTGGGCATTGGCAACAAACGTCTCCTGAGAACGGGTTCTGGTGCTTTAAATTAGACCCTGAACTAGCAACTATTTTACCTTATTATTCGGGTATTCTTGGAAACGCAAGTTTTCAACCAGTTGTTAGAGGTCTGCAACAGGATAAATACTTTATTGATGCTTCTAAAATTTTGGTTGGTATCCTTGGATTTAACAAGGAACAGAAAAGTGGTCAAGTTGCTAACTCTATTAATATGACCCCTGAGATGATTGGTAAATTTTTAGGTGTTGCTCGTAAAGGATTGAATAGTCAGATTGGTTTGGCTGTATTGCCTACTGATGATGTTAAGGCAGTAGACTTTAGCACTTCAAACACTAATTCAGACGTTGATTATGCAAGTTCTGTTGTTAAGCAAAGTATTGCTTCTAGTGAAGCTCTATTTGGTACTGAAAAGCTGAATAGCCACCAGTCTAAACTTGCATCCGCAATTGATAATAACACCATTGAAGCGCTTTATCCAATGTTTGCTAATTTCATGGAGTTTTTCATCAATCAACAAACCACTAAATATAAGTTTAAAATTCGTTTCCATGACGAAAATGTTCCAGACCAAAAGGCAGAACGTAAAGCACTATTCAATGATTTTTCTAAGATAGGATTCGTAGATATGCAACTCGCTGCTCGTTGCAACGATATGAATATTTTCGAGTACACAAGGCATCTACAAATTTCTAAGAGTTGTTTTGATGTAAAAGGAATGGTTATTCCTCTAAATCAATATCTAACTCCCCCTGTGCAAACTAGAACTGGTACTGGCACGACAACAAAGCTACCAGAGAATCCTCTTACTAAAGGTAGCGTCGGTAGACCACCAAAACCTGAGAGTGATTCTGAGTCTACGGAAGCAAGTTGGGCTAGGGGTTCTAATGAACTTAAACAGGAATTTAACGATTAATTGAGGTGATATAATTGGCACTATCTAAAGAAGTGATTAAGGCTCTAAATAGCTCTAATGGTCTAACTCAGTCTCTAAATGTCGGTCAGGCTATTTCTGACGCTATTGATGAATGTGGTGGTTCTACTACCAATGTGCAAAATGTTACTAATGTAATTGATGCACCTAAGATTGCGCACCACGATAAGCTAGATGGTAATGTTACAATTGCTACTCTAAAGAGCGCTTACAATTCTCTAGTGGACGACCTGATTAAGGCTGGTCTAATGGAATAATAATATATGTTAAATTTTAATTGAAAGGGGGTGACATGAGATTGGAGAATAAAAGTTTATATTTCACATTTGGTATTGACGATGTAAATGTTATTGAAGACGATGATAGGTTTGCTATTACTAAGATTCGTGCATTTGCAGAAAAGGAGAATAGTCATACTCAGCCAATTTCTTTCGATTCTCTTAAAATGACTGCTAATACTATTTATAATGTTCCTGTTGTAGTTGAGTTCACTGATTGGAATGATGATGGTATTGGAACTCACTCTAAGGCAGAAATCCCGGTTGGGTTTGTTTACTCTGAAAACAATCCTGTCACCTTTGAATATGATGAAGAGCGAAACAAGAATTTCTTGACTATTAAAGCTCTTATTTGGAAAAACTATTCTAAGAATATTGTTGATATTATTCATAGTTCCAATGACAGAAAGAAAGTATCTGTTGAAATGACCACTACTGATTATCAAGATAATGGCCCATTTGATAAACCAGACGTTTATAGTTGGAAATATCAAGCTATTACTATTTTGTCAGACCAAGTTGCAGAGGCTTGTAAAGGAAGCAATGTCCAGCTTATGAAATTCTCTGAGGATAAAGAAAATTATATTAAAGAAAATTTTGCTGACAAAATTTCTATTGATAATTCTAAAGAAGCCGCCACAAGTGGCGAGTGGTCTAATCCCGGTCAAAAGCTATTCAAGCCAATTACAGAAGCGTCTAATGCAAAGTCTTTGTTAAAAGAAGCATATTTAATTGGTGATTTCTCCGACAATGAGTATGAAATTACAAAATTTAAGTATCCACATCACGTTGTTCGTGATGGTAAACTTATTGTTCATAAAGATGGCTTGCAATCCGCATTTTCTAGGGCTGCACAGCAAGGAATTGTTAAAGGAGACGTAAAGTCCCACTTGCTGAAACACTATCATGAACTTGGTTTAGATACACAAAATTTTGCAGAATTTGGTTTCTCGCAAGATGAGTTTAATCAGTATTTTGCAGAAGATTATAAACAGGACGAGGGTGAAAACGTGGAAGAAGAGAAGAAAGTAACAGAAGCCGAAGTTGCTGAACCCAAGAAGGAAGAAGAGACTAAGGTGGAGGAAGCGGAAGCAGCCGAAGAAAAGACCGAGGAAAAGGTTGAAGAGGCTTGTGAAACCGAGACCATCACAGAATCTCGCGAAACTGAAATGGGTTGTGACGAGAAAATGGCTGACGATGAAGACGATAAAGATGATGATTCCGATGAGCGTCATGATGAACCTGACAAGGACGATGATGACAACAAGGAAAATATGTCTCTTGAAGAAGCTATGTCTGAAATTTCTAATCTAACTGCTGAAAATGAAAAGCTAAAAAAGGACAATGAAGCATATATGGCTAAATTTGAAGCCATGTCTGATTATGATGAACTAAAGGCTTTTAAGTTTGCAGCAGAAGAAAAAGAAAAGCAAGAAGCTAATATGGTTAAGATGTGTGAAGTCCTAGACGAAATCTCTGAAAAGGGTGTTGAAATGTCTGAGGATGAACGTAATGATTATATCGCTAAATTTAGCGAATATGATAGTGTAGCCGCATGGAGTAACATGGTAAAAGCCGCAGAGTTTGACCGAGCTAGTTCTCCCTCTGGCAACATTCACAAGATTGGTCTACCTTATGGAGAGAAGAAGAAATCTACTGGTTCCATTTGGGACAATTAAAAATTATTAATTTTAGGAGGAAATTTTACTATGTATGATGTTCTAATTAAGAACGGCTATGCGGCTCTAAATGTTGATAACTGGAACCGTACTGTCGTATGCGAAGAAGATGTGCCCAATGGTGCAGTTTTTGCTCTAAGTGAGTATTCTACCGATGCTGACAGCAAGATTGTTTGGAAGGCTGGTAAGCCCGTCGCAAATGCAAAGAACCTATGGATGGCATCTAGCCCCGAAGTTGTTATTACCACTCTACCTGATGGTACTGAGCTAAAGGGTATTGATAACAATATCCGCGACTTCGTAAATATTAAGGGTCATCCTATTGACGCTTTCAAGCTAATCGAGGATGATGTTCTTACTATTGTTCCTAGTGAGACTAATGCAGCCGCAATGGCTACTGCAAAGTTCCTGATTCCTGATGCTGATAAGTTCGCTCTAAAGGCACAGGATGAGGCTACCGCTCCTACTGCTGGTATGTATCTAAAGGCACTGGGCGCTACTACCGCTCACATTGGCGATGGTAACCTAGTTAAGAAGGCAGTTACCGCTTACAAGTTTATTGTCTGCGTAGCTTGATGATATTTTAAGAAAAGGAGAATAATACTATGAATGAGAAGACTCTAGCTTTCTCCGGCGATATGACTGCCGAAGTAAAGATTAAGGATTATTTTAATGACTATGCAAAGCAGCGTGGTCAGTATGATGGCTATGTTGATACCTCTATCTCTTTTGCAGAAAAGGAGAAGAAGATTAACGACCTACTGATGGCAGAAGTTAAGAAGCTATCTGGTCTGGATTTTAACAATTCTTTCGCTTCCATTGAGATGATGGCTAAGAATCCCACTTTCCAGTGGGCATACATGGCTGTTATTGACGCAGCTATTGATATGGTTCTACCTGATTTTGTAGACCGTACTACCAGTGTCTACACTGAAATGCGTAATGGCGCTATTGGTGATAGCTTTAAGTTTGATGTTGAGTCCAACGACCTGTTCATTGTTTCCAAGGCTGGTCGGAATCAGCGTAATACTGAGTTCCAGCGTGAAGATATCGGTCAGCGTTCTATCATCCCCTTCAACCACAATATTTCTGTTGCTTCTAATAAGTACAAGGCTCTGTGTGGCAAGGAGTCTATTGCTCGTTTCCTGATGAAGGCTGTTCTATCTATGGAAGCGGAACTAACCAAGGAAATTGCTCTAGCATTTGCTGCCGCTATGGATGATGTTAAGGATAATGGCGCAGAGGCTCTACACGTTGCTGGTCTAGCAGATAAGAGTGTCATCAAGCTAATTCAGACAGTTCAGGCTTATAACCGCGCTCCTGCTATTCTAATGGGTACTATGAGTGCTGTTCATGACCTACTACCTCAGTCTGCTAATCTGCGTATGATGGTTGATTCCGATTACGTTCGTGTTGGCTATATCTCCAACATTTATGGTACTGATGTAATGGTTATGCCTCAGTATGCCGATTATGCCGCTGCTGACCAGTACAAGCTGGCTCTGCCTGATGATAAGATTTATGTCATCAGCCCCTCTGCTCAGAAGCCTGTCAAGCTGTGCCTAGAGGGTGCTACTACCTCTAACACTGTTGATAGCAATGCAGATGCAGACCTGACCACCAATACTACTATCAATAAGAGCTGGGGTATCGGTGTCATCACCAACGCTATTGCTGGTGTCATCACTGTCAGCTAATTGATTGTTAAATTTTAAATAATTGCTCTACTCCTTCGGGAGTAGAGTTTATATTATTTTTGGATTAAAAGGGGTATAAAATGGCAACTAATACACAGAGAATTGAAAACCTTGAAAAGGGTATGTCAGAAATGCAGGGTACGCTTGGCGAGATTCTTGCTGCACTACGCGGTTTTTCTACTTCCTCTGCTCAAAATGAATCTGTTGCAGTTGTACACGAGGATAACTCATCCGAAGAAGATTATACAGAACCAGAGGACGGAAAGAGCATTCGTGTTCGCAGTCTGTTTAATGGGACTCTTAATCTTACTTATGGTGATAGACGCTTTGTTACTTTTAATAAGTACGGTGACGAAAATCGTGTGCTATATCGTGACCTGATTCAAATTGTGAATATGAATCACAAGTTTGCGGAAGAAGGATATTTTGAAATTGAGGATGCAAGTGCCGTTTATTTTCTTGGTATGACTTATGCTTATAATAATATTATTAAGTATAAGGACATCGAAAATATTTGCAGTTATTCCGATGACAAAGTGAAAACTCTAATTGAGAACGCAAGTGATTATCAGAAAAGCCTAGTAGCAAATCGCGTTGCCCATCAAATTGTTGATGGCAAGAACGTAGACTACAACAAGGTCAATTTGATTAATAAGCTGTGTTCCGTAGATATTAGTAAGCGTGCAGAGTCTATTCGCTCACTTGCTTAAATTACTTTAAATAAGAAAGGCGGTGAATGGGATTGAACAATATTAGTTTGCTTGATAATGAAATAGAAAACAAACCCGTTGAAGAACCAGACGCTCCACCAGAGCAAACGCAACCTTCTGGTACAAATTTTAACGAGATTTATAAATTGTTTTTAATTTCATTACAAGATTATGAGTTAAAACGACTATTTAATGATAGCCCAGAAGCAGCCGATGATTTGCTTATGTACTTCTTACTAAGAGCTATTCCGCTTTTTATAAATTGCCAGAAAAATATTGAACAATATCATCAAAATGAATTAGGGGAATATGAATTTAACGACACACTGACATTAACAGAAAAGACTATTCTTTCAGATTTAATGGTTCAATGCTGGCTTGACTTTATAATTTCTGATACTACTCAACTTGGTGGTTTGCAAGACACTGATTTTAAGCGTGAATCCGCTTCTAATAATTTGAAAGAGAAAGCAAATTATGCTGATAGATGGCGAGAAAAAGTAAATCAGAAAATTATAAACTATGGTCTAAAGAACACCCCATTTGCTGAGTGGGCGGTGGGAAACTATGGACTTTAATGGAATTAATTTTTCTGACAAAGAAATTCAAGAGTATAAACAATCTGTAATAAATAAATTATTTGCAATTCTTGGAGTTTTTGAGGATTGCGAAGCTATAAATGATTATTCTGGGTATACTGCTTACATCAAGAGGTTAACAAGGGAATTTAATGGATTGTACAATATGTTCGGTATTGTGAATTTCCTTTCTATTGTTAGTATTCTTGAGGGTTCGCAAGTACCCATTGAACATTCAGAGGTTAAACAATTAGTGTTCCATTGTATCTCTCTGGTCAAAAAGGCTAGGTGATATATATGTCATACTATGATACTTTTATGAATGTTAATAAGCACCCTGCTCAAAGATGGAGAAATCAGCTTCAAGATACGGTTGATAAGGTCTTTGAAAATGCGTCTACTTGGTGGGACGACGTATGGGAAGAGAAAGAGTTTGGTTCTAATGGTCTTGAAACAATTACAACAGACGAAGAAAAAAGAGATGAACTATTTAATAAAATAGATATCAGAATTACATCACTTGTTGATGCTAAAACCGGGCAGCGTGTAAACGATGACTATAAGAAATTAATTTATAAAGATTTAGATTATAGGCCAAAGCTAGGACAGAGATATTTCTTTGATGATAATATCTGGATAATTTACTCAAGGGATAACATTCGCAAGAGTTCATCTAGTGCTTATGTTAGACGTTGTAATAATACAATCAATACTCTAGCAGAGGACGAGAAAACAATCCATCGTGAGCCATGCTATATTGAGTATAAAATTATTGAAGACCAAATTTCCACATCGGAAGTTATTGACGTACCCAAAGATAAAATTGAAGTTGTTTGCCAGTATAACGATTGGACAAGTCAGTACAGAATTAATACTCGTTTTATGTTAAATGGTGTAACATATAAGATTAGACAGTTTGTCAATTTCTTAAATATGAATACGTTCCAAGATAATCCGGGCTTGTTAAAATTCTATGCAGACTTTGAAAATTACAATGTCGCAGACAATCCAAAGAATGACTTGGCTAATGACGATAAAGAGCCAAAGGAGCCGGAAGAATTTACCATTCTTTTAAATGGCTCGAAAACATTTGTTCTTGATGGCGATAACTATACGTTTGAGTGCAACAAGGATAAAACAGTGTCCGAAGATTATTATTCTTTCACATTTACAAATAACAGCTTCAAAATCAAAAACCATCATCAAAGTACAAATCCGCTTATTGTGAATTGTTACCAAGACGGCATACTAATAAAAACGTTTAATATTAAATTAGGAGGCGTTGTATAATTGTATTACGAAGAGCTTAGTCCTATCGTTTTCGCAGTTATTTATAACAGGCTTCTAAGAAGTGAACGTTTAGTTAGATTGTTGACTTGTTACAAGAGAAATACTTCTCCTTATCTTGATAAATCTTTTGACGAAGAGATTGATAGAATTGGTGGGGTAAATAATCTTGTTTATATGGGGCAAGACCTAGATAAATGCACAGATGTCCATATTTATCCACTAGAGCATATTCCTGACGCAAAATTAGACCAAAAAACATATTTAACTGTGACACTTAATGGTGGTTACACCACAGAAGTTGCGCAGTATAAAAAAGTTATTGTGTGTGTTGATGTGGTAGTTCACGATGAACAAAGTGTTATTCTGTCTGATAATCCCGACTATCCGATAGCTTATCGTCTTTATGATATCGTGCATGAAATTGACGCAATCATTAATGACAAAAGGTTGGAAGACTTTTCTCCCGGACGTATGAGCCTGATAGGGTTTCAACGTCGTTATTATAATGGTTATTTTAATGGTTTACAGCTTCAATATCAACTAACACTAAACAGCACAATTGGTTGTGATGGTGGTTCTACAAATCTACTACCTAAATTTATTCTAAAAAATTGAACGCTTTACAGTTGTATAGCGGGAGACCGCTAAAATTAGCAGAAAACGTATATGTAGAACACCCAAAAGTTAATAAATTATTTAGCGACGTTGGGGAAAAAGATGTTTATAGTGAATATATGAAAAATCTGACTCTCATTATTACACAGTCGAAAGACATTGCTGATATTTTATGGGTTGAAAATAAAATATGGTACGAAGATATTAAGTCTGAATATGATTTTTTTATTCAAGAATGCCTATCAGATAGTACATCAAACAATGTTTTTATTAGAGATGGTGAACTTGTTTCAGAAAATGACGAAGAATGTATTGTTATCAATAATGATATGTCTAATGCGCTTAATTACTTTCTAAATTTGGATGGTAAGTGGATTGTATTAGGCAGAACCATTGGAGAAAACACACAAATATTCCTTTTGAGCGTTAAATGTGAAAATGATAAGTTATATATAGAGTCTGATTCTGTTAAATTTAACGAACAGACTTATCATATATTGGTAGAATATTTAAGAGATGTAAATTGGATTCATCCTAAATATGATTTTCTTAAAGGCGCTACCAAAAAGGCGAAAAAAGTAATCTTACAGAGAAGCTACGAAGAAAGAGAATACGAAGCAAGAAAAAATAAAAGCAGAGATAAAGAACAAGAGGATTTTCAATGTATATTATCTTGTCTCGTAACTTTTAAAATATTTTCATACGAAGAACTTTTCAGCAAACCTATATATGTGATTTACGATTCGTATTTCAGATATATTCAAGCTGACAATTATAGAAATACAATGGATGCTTTACACTCAGGGTGTATTGATACAAAGAAAACCCCGATTGATATAAATAAAATTCATTGGTCTTCTATTATAAATAATGAAAGTTAATTATTTAAGGAGGAAATAGTTATGGCAAAAGGAACACCTAAGAACTTTGTTATTCAACAGGTGTATGAGATTCTAATGCAGAAGCCATCTGATGAAAGCATCATTGGATACTTAAAGCATTGCAAGACTTCTAGTATTGAGAATACACAAGAGATGGTGTACCCTAGTGGCGGTAAGGGTAACTCCTATATTGGTCGTGGCTTTGGGCACTCAAAGCACGCAACCTTTAATATTGAAAATGCAACTTGGAATACTGATGTGCTTGCAGCACAGAATGGCACTGACGTTGTTATGGGCGAGACAACCTATACTAAGTATGTTCAAATTAACCTAAAGGAAAATACTACTGAGTATAATTTGGCTCTACCGGCTGTAAAAAATACAGGCGCAACCATGTATATCGGTACTATTTATGGCACTCAAAAAGATGGTGACTATGTAAAGATTCTAACAGAGGATAGCGCTGCTTCTGCTGGTAAATTTACTTACACCCCAGAAGTTACTGATGGTGGAGAAAATCCCGCTAAGATTACTCTTGCTACTCCCGATGTAAAAGAAATGATTGAGAAGCTTGGTTGTATTAAGCTGTCTATGGGATACACTGTTAAGTCTAGTGCAAAAGCTCAGCGTATTAATATCAAGACCAATACAATGCCAGATACTGCACTAGTAACCGCATATGGTCTAGTTGCAGATATTTGCGACGGTAGCCTGTATCCCTGTATCGTTCATGGCATGGCTCAGATTGATGGTAACTGGACTTGGGATTTAACTGCTGACGGAGACCCTGCCGTACACAATATCTCTATGGAGTTTGTTGCTGGTTGTGAATCTGACGACCTGTATTCTATTATTATTGATACCGACGAAGAGTAATTTTTTACAATTAAATGTAGGCAACGTCAATACGTCGCCCACATTTTTTATATTTAAAATTTTATGATAGGAAGGGGAATTTATTATGATGGAAGTTATGACTCCTGTTATCGTTAATCTGGTTCGTATTGTTATTGCGGGTAGTTTCGCACTGCTTTGCAAAGCTATTATCCCTGCTGTAACCCCTTGGTTGAAGCAGGTCGGCCTATATCAGGTTGTCCGTTACTTTGTAAATGCGGCTGAAAAGATGGCTGCCACCAACCAGATTCCAAAGGAAGCAAAGAAACAATGGGTAAAAGATATCCTTGCAAAGGTCGGTATTGAAGACAACGAGATTATTGATGCGCTAATTGAGGGAGCCGTTGAAGAACTCGACAATCAAAAGGGTAAAGTTGGGGACGCATTCAAGGAGTAACCCAATTGGGTTTTGCACAGTAAAGGATAAAAAATGAGACATAATAGGATATGTGCTTATTGCGGACGCCCATACTATGCTTGTTCATCCTGCATTTCTATTGGGTCGTATAAAAATTCTTACTGTTCGCAAGAATGCTTTCGCAGAAGCGTGATGGAGAACGGGAGTTTCCAAGCGATAATTGTAGAAGGAGAAAAAATGAAAACTTTACTGAGAGGTAAACTCGCCGGGACAGATACATTTGTTGATATTATTGGATATGACCTTGAACTTGGTAAATTCGACTGTCATGATGGCGTCACTCGTACACCTGATGATTTCCGATATTTTGTTATTCCTTGCGATGAGATGAAAAATATCAATAAATATGTATCTGAACTGAACGAGAAAAAGAATAAAACTTCTAGTCGTACTTCTGTTCAAAAGAAGACTACGGAAGAAAAACCAAAGCATGAAATTAAACCTTAAATTGTAGAATACTCGAAAATGAGTTATTTATCCGTATATTTATGGATTTTTAGCTCATTTTCATTTTTAGATGTATGACAATGAAAGTGAAATTTTATTGCTAAATAAAGTGCTGTAAACACGGGGATTTTTAAGGGTGGGTTGTGGTTGTTTACAGACTTTTGGATTGAAAGGGATAAAAATATGGAGAAATGTTTCAAACTTTATATTAAAGATGTTACACACGAGCGGCTAATTGGTGTATTTGATTCTACAATGATTAATGTAAAATCGTTGTATCATTGTGTTGATAATCAAGAAAATAGTTTCACACTAACATTCGCAGACGATACTCTTGTAGAATATCTACAATTTAACAAGAATATCATGCTACGCTTTATTATTGTTTATGAACAATATTGTTTTAATCTTCCTGACCCCATGTATCGTCTTGAAAAGTATAGCACAATTAACTATTACCTGTCAAGAACCATTATTCCACATGAGATTCCATACTGGGATTTAATGTTAAATAATGTTGTTAAGAGTAATCGTAATGAATACTTCTTTACTGAAAATGGCGAGAAGCCGGTGATTGATATTGACGAATGTTGGAAAGATTTTTGAACAGAAGTTCAAAGAAAGTATTCCTAAAGATGTAGCAGTAATCAGACTGCATGATAGCGCGAGTGGTTTTGGACAAGATAGTGGGTCAACAAGATTTTCTATGAAGTCTCCGTTTGACTTTATCTTGTTCAAAACTCCTTGTATGTATTGTCTGGAACTAAAATCAACAGACAAGAAAAGTTTTTCTTTTGAACGTGAGAAACCAACGAAAGAAAATCCTACTAAACGAGAAATTCATTGGCATCAAATTCAAGCTCTTACTGAGTATAATAAGTATTGTAATTGTATATGTGGTTTTGTGTTAGACTTTAGAAATGATGGAACTTATTTCTTAGGTATCAAAGATTTCAATAAATTTAAAGAAGAATCAACTAAGGTTTCAATAAATATTCAGGACTGTATTGCGTATGGTGCTGTTCAAATAGATAGAAAATTAAAGAAAAAATATTATAGCTACGATGTAGCAAAGTTATTAGATAAGATTGGAAGTGACGAAATTGGGAAGAAGAACTGTATATAATAGAATTTATACAGAAGAAATCTGGGCAAAGGTGAACGAGGATAATAAGAATCTATTAAAGGATTATCTTGCTTATAAAACTACTGGTGGTCGTTCTCCGCAGACAATTTATCAATATGAACAAATGATTCGTCTGTTTTTCTGTTGGAATTATTTGCATAATAAAGATACGTTTTTTGTAGATTTGAAGAAGCGGCAACTCGTTAGTTTCTTTAATTATGCAATTACAGAAATGGGATGGTCTAGTAATAGAATCTCCACTATTAAATCATCTCTATCTTCTATGTCGGATTATATTGAAAATGTTCTTGATGATGAGTTTCCTGACTTTAGAAATATTGTTGTTAAGCTGGAAACTCCTGTAAAGCAGACTGTTCGTGAAAAGACTGTTATGAGCGAAGAACAGATTCAAGATTGTCTTGACAAACTAGTTGCTGCTAAACGATATCAGGCTGCTTGTTATCTTGCACTTGCCGTTAGTTGCGGTGCGAGAAAAGCAGAGCTTATTCAGTTTAAGACAAGCTGGTTTACTGATGAAAATATTGTTTATGGCTGTATGTGGAAAACACCTGAACAGATTCGTACTAAAGGGCATGGTAAACAGGGCAAGTTGCTCTATAAGTTTACCTTTATTAAGTCTTTTAAACCATATTATGAAATGTGGATGAAATATCGTAAAGAAAATAACATCGAGAGCGAATGGCTGTTTATTGTAAAAAATGATGATGACACTTATCGTCAAGCAAGTATTTCAACAGCAGATAGTATTTGTAGAACAATCTCAGCCTTTATGAATACGGATTTCTATAGTCACTGCTGTAGGCATCGTTACGTTACTATGATGAAAGAATCTAAACTGCCAGACGATGTTATTATTGCCCTTGTGGGCTGGGAAGCTGGGTCAGGAGGAGCTATGTGCGCAACTTATTGCGATTTAGACACCGCTGACACGCTTGGTGATTATTTTGATGAGAACGGTATTAAGCAAGATATTAAAACTGGTACTCTGAATGATATTTAAGGATTAAAAGGAGTTGAAATTATGACCCTAAAGACTGTTATTGATAAACTAAACCAATTTAAAAGCAAGCTAATTAATAAAGAATCTCTTGACAGTTGGCTCTTTGAGAATATCAATATTACTAATTATATTTCTATTAGTAATAAGTACGCTTATATCCATAAGATTAATGAAATTTTCTCAGAAGAAATTGCTGAGATTTTAAACAATAAACTAGATATTGAACTTGTATTTATGCGTTATGATATGTACGTCTTGTTTGATATTCTTCTTAAATATACCGATATTGAAGTGGCAAAGGAGGATAAGTCTCCTGATTATTATGATATTATGGTTGAAACTGAATTTGACCGTTATCTAAAACTGGCTATTGGTAATGATTATGTTAAATTTATGAGTGCTTTTGAAAAGGCTTCTGGTATTAATGAAATTAATACTATGAATATTATTAAGGGTGCTATTGACAATAATATTACTCAGGATAAGATTGATGCTCTTGATAAGGTATTTAAGAAGCTAAATACTAAGAAGAATAAAGACTTCATAGAAGATGTAATGGCATACTCAAGCCCTGCCGTTAAGGAACTAATGGACGGTATGCGTAAGTCCGCTATGGAAGATGCTAATAAGAAAATGAAGGAGAAATATTCTAAGCCGGACGGTGATTCAAATGGCAAAACAAACAGTTGATAATAGGAGACTGCAAGATGCGATTGGCGTAAAAATAAAAAGAATCCAAAATGGTTTTTATGAATCCTACGAAAGAGAAGCTAGAAATATTTTAATGGCTATCGCTCAAGAAGGGGTCAAAAAAATTAAGGAATATATAAAAAAGTATTTTTACGATGAAACCTCTGAGTCTCCTTATTATGAAAGATTAGCAGAACAAGGCGGTTTTCTAGCAACCATTAGTTATACTATCATTGACAAACATGGTATGCCAAACCAAATTAGAATTTACTGCGATTGGGACAAGCTCAAACGTGTCATTCGTCCATATAGCCCCGGTCAAACTCCACAATTTGATGCTCACAATGGCTTTGATAATAAGAAATTTACAGAAGGATTGTATGATTATATAATGGATGGTACCTGGAACTCTCCTTATGGCAATCCTAGAACAGACGGAATTGGCGAGGGTGTTAATGAAGAACTTTCTCAACTTCTTACTGGTAGAGCAAGGCAAGAGGTTGCTGCCTATATGAAGAAATACTTCAAAGACACTACTATCAAACACCGTGTTGCTGGTGGTCTTTCTGTTAGCAGAGACACTAGAAGGCATAAATAAGGAGGTGGGTAAATGGCACAATCTCAAAGTGATATTTTTGATTTTCTAATCAATCCGCAGTTTGATATATCCTCAATTGACGACTCGGCAAAAACTCTTGAAAAGAAAATGAAAGAAGTTGCTGGCAATATATCAAATGAACTCATAAAAGCATTTGGTAGTTTGCCGAAGGGATTACAAGGTTCTGATTTTGAACAGGTAACAAAATATGTTGAATCGCTTGGTGGCAGCGTTAAAAGAAATGGTAGTGTTTTTGTATCTACATTTAAGGATGCTGCTGGTAATGTAGTAACATTAAAACAAAATATATCAGAAGCTTATGACGTTCTTGAAAAATATTGGGCTGGTAATAAAGCAAATCAGAAAATCATTCAAAATTTAAGGGACACTAGTACAACCTATACAGGTTCCGAACAGATTAAAGAACAGCAACAGCTCGAACAACAAATTATAAAAAGTATCGAAGAACAATATAATTACCGACTAAAAATTATTGACGCTCAGAATAGCGGCAACAAAATTCAAGAGAGCTATTATACAGAGCTTTTAAATATTGCAAAAGGCGAAGAACAGGTATACACAATTCAATATAATGGTTCTCAAAATAATATAAAATTTAAGAAACAGGAACTAGCACAAGAGGAACAACTCTATCAAAAAAAATCTGATGCTGTAAAACAAGAAAATGAACTCGTTAATGCTATTAAACAATACGCGAAACAGTATCAGACCGTAAAGCAATTAGAAGGTAAAGGTCAACAAAATACTCAAGCTTATACTGATGCTAAAAATGCTTTACAGCAGCTAACAAATACCTTAACAACGTATGGTGTTCAAATTGTAACAAGTTCCGATGGTACAACAAAACTTGTAGCACAACAAAATTCAATGGCTGACAGTTCCAATAAAGTTAAAGCAGCGTTGGACAATGCCAATGGCAGTTTAGTAAAAACTGATACTGCCCAAAATTCCCTATCACAGTCTATTCAGTCTAGTGTAGAGAACTTTATTAAATATCAGGTGGTTATGGAAGCCATCAACAAAATCACTAGCGAATTTACATCTGCAATTTATGATATGAACGGAGCCATGACACAGGTTCGTATGGTTACAATGGGTAGCTATGAAGATACTGTGGCATTGGCTGATAGTTATACTAAATTGGCAAAGCAACTCGGTACTACTACGACCACAGTTGCAGAAGGTGCAGATGCTTGGTTAAGACAGGGTTATAACGCTCAAGAAGCAATGGAAATGCTAAAACAGTCAACCACGTTGGCTGTTGTTGGTCAATTGAACGCAGGCGAGGCGACTGACCAACTTACGGCAATTACAAAATCTTATAATGTAGCTGTAGAAGATACAAGCCAAATCGTAGATAAACTTGTTGCGGTTGACTTAAATTATGCCGCTAGTACAGGTGAAATCTCTACAGCATTACAAAAAGTCGCTAGTTCTGCTGGACAGGCAGGGGTAGGGCTTGATAAACTAATTAGTCTAATTACTATTTCTGAGGAAAAGACTCGACAAGCACCAGAAGTTATTGGGTCTGCTTGGCAGAGTATCATCTCGCGTATATCAAAAATAACGGCAAAAGTAGATTTGGATGACCTCGTTGATGAGCAAGGTATAACTCACACAATCAATGATGCAGATAAAGTTCTATCCAAATACGGAATTACCCTAGTTGATACAAACGGTAAAATGCGCGAAATTGGTACTGTTCTTGATGAAATCGGTGCAAAATGGAACAGCATGAGCACTCTTGAACAGAACCAGTTGGCTTATGTTGTCGCCGGTTCGATAAGTGCTGGCGTAAAACGTACTTAATTGACGGGAAACCCCTTTAGAGTCTTGACAACTAAGTTATTATAGTGATATAATAATGGTTGGAAGTAATCAATCCAAGTATAGTAAAATAGTCAAGAATTGGGCAACCCGCAACCAAGCAACTATGAAAATAGTTGAAGGCTCAACGACTATCCAGTTAGCGTTAAATTAACGCAATAGGAGTAGGGCGCAATTCGCTACTGCGTGGGTGAAAACCCCTTAAATCGAAATGGTACGGCATATCATAGATATGCAAGATATAGTCTATTCTCATGCAAAAGCATGAGCATTTTTATGTTATATTGAGGTTATAAATGGGAAAAGTAATCAGATGGACAGACGAAGAAATTCAATTATTAAAAGAGCATTATCCTAATGATTCATGGGATAATATTTTATCTTTTATTCATAGAGAAAAAGGAAATATTATTACCAAAGCAAGTAAACTTGGAATCGTAAGGAATAGTCCAAATAAAAAGATTGAATGGTCTGACGAAGAGGTTGAAATTCTTAGAGGTGTTTATCTAACAACAAGGCTAGAAGACATTCCGAGATTGCATTTACCAAATAAATCCAAAGATGCCATTATTAGAAAAATGGGAGAACTAAGGTTGCTAAAATCAAAACCTTGGACACAAGAAGAAATAGAAAAATTTATCAAATTATATCCAAACACAGACAATAAAGAACTTTGTAAAATATTTGGAAGAACAAAGAATGCCATAATCAACGAATCTCAAAAACTTAATTTATATAAAAGCAATAGATTCACAGAGGAAGATATTGCTTTTATAAGAAACAACTATCTTAAAATGTCAGATTTTGAAATCGGAGAAATTCTCGGCCATCATTGGAGAGTCGTAAAGGATAAGCGTTTGTCTTACGGATGGAAACATTCTGAACCAATCTTAGGACAAGGATATAAAAGTATTGTTGAATTTTGTCGTAAAAGCACACCCGGTTGGAGAAACGAGAGTATTGCATATTGTAATCATAAATGTGTAATCACAGGAGAAGAATTTGACGACGTTCATCATCTTTATTCTGCGAATCTCATTATAAAAGAAGTCGCAGACATTATTCCTCTTGAACCAAACGCTTCTCCCGAAATGTATGACGAGGAATATCTTGGAGAGATTCTTGACTTATTTGATAAGAAACAGCGAGAGTATGGACACGGAGTTTGTTTGACAAAAGAAATTCATACGATGTTTCATAAAGAATATGGATTCGGGAATAATACAAAAGAACAGTTTCTTGATTTCGTAGATAAACATAGTTTTAAATTATTAGTCGATATAACATAATATACAAAGATAGCAACTTTGTGAAATAAATAACAAAACAAGACAGAGAAACATATTTATTGCAGCTATGGAAGACTACAATAAAGTCTTGGAAGCAACCGAAGTTTCTCAAAACGCAAATGGTGTTGCTGCTGAAAAGATGACGATTTACAATGAATCTCTTGAAGCTGCACAAAATAGATTAACCGCAAGTGTTCAACAATTTGCACAGGATTCTAACCTTGACAGAACCCTTGCATTAGCCTACGACGGTCTGTCCAAAATCGTAGAAATTCTAAATATTTTACTAAATAAAATTCCATTTTTAAGTCCACTAATTAAAGCTCTTGGGGTCGCTCTAGCAGCTGCTTTCGCAGGAAATATACTTAAAAATATATGGGAGACCTCCAATTTAATTGGGCAACTTCCAAGTCTTGCGACAACTGCCACGAGTGCGATTGGGGTGCTAAATACAACATTATTTACAATAGGCTCTGTTGCAGTGCCAATATGGGGTGTGGTAGCAGCCATTACTGCCATTGGAGCTGTTGCAAAAGTTGCATGGAACGCTTGGAAAGACGCTCAACCAGAGGCGCAAGTTAAAAAGGCAAATGAAGCCTTACAAGAGAGCCAACAAAACCTTGATGAGACAAATAATAAAATAGTCGAAATTAACAAGCAAATCTCAGAAATCAACTCTAAAGGTACTTTAACATTAGCAGATGAGCAACAAAAAGAGAACCTTCAAGAACAACTTGATGTTCTAAAAGAAATCCAAAAATCGCAAAATGATATTAACGAAGCGAATAAAGCCGTATCAAAAGAAAAAACTCAAAAAGAGATTAAATCAAGATACGGCGACAATAAATCTGTTGAGGAATATCAATCTTCTTTTGTTGGAATTGCACCAAGGCTTTACGATACAGAATCAGCAAGCGTCAATCAACTCCTTGCGAATATTGCCCAGCTAAACAAAGAAAAACAAAATCTCGATAAAACAGATGAGGATTATGCGACTAGGTTACAACAACTTAATTCTCAGATGGACGCTCAAACACTTGCTTTACAAAATCAGAAATTAACAATTCTTCAAGATATGCAAACTTTACAAAATCTTGGGGATACAAGTTCTGACGTGTATAAGATGCTTCAAGAGCAACTTGACACGGTTAACCTAGCGCTTGACCCTTCTAATTTTGAAACGATTAAAGTCCAAAATTTGATTGACACTTCTGGTATTTCTGATAAGTTACAAGAAGCTGTTCAAGACGGTGGAGAAGCTGGGCAAAAAACAGCAGAAGCGTATGCAAATAAATTTGCACAACAAATTCTAAATTCTGATGATTCTATAAAAGCAGCTTGGGCGCAAGCTATGAATATTGATGTCGATGACTTAAACATTGACAATTTAACGCAAGAACTACTTGAGAAGTTCCAGCAGATGTACGGACAAGTTAATCAAGCGATATTTGAATTAACTTCCAAACAAGTTGCAGACTGGACTACTGAGGCAACAAATGCTCTTGTTACTCAAGACGAGGCAATGAAGGATTACATTTCTACCGTTGCAAATGTCACAGAGAAACAAGAGATTCTAAATGCGGCATATAGCGAAATGAAAGAAAAGGGCGAACTTAGTGTCGCCACAGTTCAGAAACTAATTGAACAAGAACCGTCTCTTGTTAGTGCGCTTACTGTAGAAAATGGGCATATTAGAATAAATATTGATTCTCTTCAAGATTTATCAAATGGTTACTTTAATACAGCTATTGAAACAAAGAAACAACAAATAACACAAACGCAGTCTGTGATTGATGAAACAAAAAAAAGAATAGAAGCAATAAACCAAGAAATGATTGCTCTTGGTAAACTTATTAAAAAAAGAATTGAAGCAGGAGAAAAGGTTTCTGCGACAGATTTAGACACATATCGTGGACAGCAAAAAACAAAATACTATCTTGAACAACAAGGAAAGCAAGCGCAAGAAACCAAGGACGATTTACAAGAACAATTAGATGCCTTGGACAAACTAGAAAAAGCTGGGTTGACTTACACTCCATCTAAAAAACCCAGTTCTTCTAAGTCTTCTGGGGAGTCTGCCGCTGATAAAGCTGCAAAAGAATTTGAAGACTCAATTAAAGAAAAAGTTAAAAACCTAAAGAGCATTGTGCAGTTGTATTCTGAGAACGCTAACTGGGATGACCCAACTGTCATCAAAGAGTTCCAAGACAGATACGACAAAATCTTAAATGAAGTCATAAACGACCCAAAAGCCAGAAAAGTTCTAGCTGATGCGTTTAATCTTGATATAAGCAATATGCCAGTTGAACAACAAATTCAAGAGCTAACAACGCTATGGCAAAAACAAGCTGGTACAATTCAAGAATCGTATCAAAAACTTCTAAAGAATCTAGCTAAAGAAGATTTGAGTTCTGCCAAGGCTGTTATAGAAAAATATAAAAATGGTATTTATGGCGCTTGGAGTTCTGACGAAGCACTGAATGCAGCAAAAGCTGATTATCAGAAGTTTATTGACAAAATCACCAATGACGCAGATTACAGAGCTGCTATGGCAGAAGCGTTAAACCTTGGGGATATTAGTGGAGAACCAGTAGAGAAACAAGTAGAAGCTGTTATAAACGCCTTACTAAAGTCTACTGGTACACTTGATGACGCCCAACAAGACCTATATGATGACGCTTCTAAGAATATCAAAGCATTACAAGATGAAATCGAGGACATGATTGATACAGCAATCGGTTTGCTTGAAAAGGCTGGCGATTTTCTGTTTGATATGTTGGATAAGATTTCTGACAGATATGATGCTCAGATTGACAATCTTGATAAGATTTCTGACGAACTTGATGACCAAAAAGATGCCTTTGAAGATAAGATTGACCAGCAAAAAGAACTCCTGAAACTTCAAAAAGAAGAGATGGATAACGCTGACGAGCTTGCTGAAAAGAATAAGTCTATTGCAGATATTGATGCTCAATTGATGGAGCTGCAATATGACAACTCAGCAGAAGCACAAGCCAAACGTCTTAAACTTCTCGATGAAAGAGCGCAAAAAGAAAAAGACCTTGCCGATTGGCAAAAAGATAACGACTACGATATAAAAATTGATGCTCTTGATAAAGAAAAATCAGAATATGAGAAAACTATTGAAGCGGAAAAGAAAGCAATAGAAGCACAAAAACAAACTTTGCAAGACGCTCAGAAACAATTTGAAACTACTCTAGGGAATATCCAAAATGGTTTCAATACATTTATTAAAATCCTTAGTAGTGATTTTGTCAAGAACCTAATTAGCAAAGCATTAATTGGCACTGGTCAAGATACAGTGACACAATTGCTTACTGGTTATAATAAATTATTTGGTACTGGTATTGATTCTGACGTAACTGGGATAATCAAAAAAGGATATAAAAGCCTAGCAGATATTGGTAGTGACACGCTAAATAATGTTTCAAATTATAATAACGGAATTGTCAAGAGTGCGACAAAAGGTATAAAAAGTATTATCAGCAATACAACAAATGGCGTTAAGTCTATTTTTAATTCTAGTAATGGATTTATGAGAAGATTAACATCTAATGGTATATCTTCACTAAATACGATTGGGACAAGTGGCAAGGGAATTATTTCCAGTCTGGCTGGAACAGCAAATAGTTTACTAAGCAATTTGAATAGATTTGCCAGCGGGATAGGGCAGATTGCAACCAAAGGTATATCTGGTATATTCTCTGGTATTGGAGGAATGGCTAGTGGAGTTACAGGCGGTATGGGAGGCATTGGTTTAGCTGGTGCGGGCCTATCTAGCGCACTTCCAATCGCTTCAATAGGAGCAGGCGTTTTGTCTGGTGCCTTGGCAAATGTTAGTACATGGTACAATAACATCAAGCTCTGGAAAGACAAAGATAAATCTACTGGTAAAAAAATACTTGGAACAATCGGAAACCTGATACTTCCTTTCTTGCCCGGTGGTCTGCTGATATCAGCCGGGAAAGCCATATCTAGTCTATTTAAAAAACACCATACTGGTGCTGATTATGTAAAAAAACAGAATCCTATGTTGGACAAAATGTTAGGACTCGGAAGTGACGAGACTGTATCCATTCTAAAAGTTGGAGAGGCTATTGTGCCTACATGGGCAAATGGAGCAAATAGTTCCGGCAGTAGTAATAGATTTACGGGAAGTCCATTTGGAAGTGCTGTAGACTCTGCCGTTAAAACCGCAAGAGTAAATACCAGAACGTACTCTAGCTCCAACAGCTCTTCTATTAATATCTCTATGCCTATTAATATTCAGGGAGACGCAGATGCTTCTACCGTAAACTCTTTGAGGAAAGAAGCAGACAACATTGTGAATAAAGTTCTAAGAACTATCAATAACCAAACTAGAATTGGTGGCTATAGAAACGTAAAAGCAGCAACGATTTAATTGTTAAATTGCCGATACTATTAAGCACGCTTAATAAGTCGGCTTTATTTATAAAGAGGTGATATTTAATGCCGATGGGATATCCTTTTATTTTCAATGGCATTCAAAGTGAGTTGCGAAATGTCTCTTTGGTATTTATTGACAACTCTTATACAAATCGAACTTCTGGTGGAGACAAAAGTCTTGTTACAGCCTCTATTAGAAGAAATCCAAATAAACAATATCTTGACACAGAATATGATAGCGTGTTGCAGTTTCCTGTCGAAATTGTTTATGACCAAGCAGTTGATATTTATGAGCTAATTGACTTAAAGAACTGGTTAACTTCTCCTGTTGGGTATGAGCAGCTTCAAATCTGTGCAGAAAACTTTGACCGGTTCTATTATAACTGCATTATCCATTTAAATGAAGATTTAATTTATGCTGACGGATATCGTGGAGTATCTGCCACAGTAGAATGTGATGCTCCATATGCACATGAGTTTGAGAGAATCCAAAAGTATACTCTAAATTCAGATGTAACAAAAGTCAACACATTTCAATTTGTGAATTATTCAGACGATTTTGAGCTTATGAAACCAGTTCTTAAATTTCATATGGCAAAAGACGGCAATTTTGGCATTAACGTAAAACATTATAGTGAGGGTAAATATATGGTTGAGAAAGATGGAAGTATTCTGTTAAATAATTCAACATATAATGAATGCGGCTGTTATTGCAGAATGAATAATCTTCCTATTTCTTGCATTACCAAGGCTTTGGATTATAACGTTACAACCAATTTCTCTAACTTATCTGCAAATGACACTGTTTATCTTGATAATAAGAACTGTATCATGATGCTAAATGATTCATACTCAGAAGATTTATTCTCTAAATTTAACAAGAATTTTCTTAAAATTCCTAGAGGGTTAAGTGTGCTATCTGTATATGGGGTTGCAGACAGCATGTATATAGTTTGTCAAAATGCTAAACGGTTAGGGGGGAGTTACTATTAATTTTACTTTTGATTTAAATAAAAGGTATGAATACCCACTTATTGAGTTATGTAACCCAAATAAAAAAACAATTGGAATTGTTTCTGGTATTTCCGAGCTAGTAATCTCTCCTAAATGGGGTTCTTGTTCAGAAGTTACCTTTACAATGTATCGCAAGACAAACAATAAAGTTAACCCCTGTTACAAAAGACTAAAGAAGAATAAGCTCATTCATATTGATGGGTTTGGCTACTTCACTATTGTTAGTGATGATGAAGAATTTGAAGACAAAGTTCCTCATAAATCAATTGTTGCTTATTCTGCTGAATATCTTTTAAATAATAAAGGAATCAATCTAACCTTTATAACAACTGCTGGCGATATCAACAATACATCAAGCACTACAATTGTCACAAGTAATTATTTCTTTTATCGAGAATCTCAACCAGAAAAATCTTTGCTTCATCAGCTAATCGAAGTAGCGCCTCAATGGTCTATTGGTTATATTAGTCCTTCCCTAAAAAGCAAATCTCGCTCTTTTAGCGAAACAGACAAAGGCTTATATGGCTTTTTGACGAATGAAGTATCTCAGTCCTACGAGGCTTTGTTTGTATTTGATAACGAAAATTATGTCGTAAACGCATATGATACTTCTGAGGTTATCAAAAATACAAGTATTGTGTTGTCTTTCGATAACCTTCTAAAAAGCGCCACCGTTAGTGAGCTATCAGATGACATCTTCACCGTTTTAAACGTGTCTGGCGCAGAAGACCTAAGTATTGCGAAAGTAAACCCGAACGGCACGAAGAAGATTTTCTGTCTTGATTATTATACTGGCGTTCTTGATAAAACCGCAAGTAATTATTACGAGAATTACAATGAGTGGATTACAAATAACGCCCTAAAGAAAAAGGTTCTTGAGTGGGAAAAAGCAAATAAAGAGGCTATTTATGATAAATCCACTGGCTCTTATGGTTATTGGACTTCCTTGCAAAAGAAATTTAACTTACTACTCTTGACCCAGAAAGCTATGTTAACACAAATGCAGACCTATTATGATTCTGCCCAACAGAATATGTCTCTATATACTGACTATTCTGATATTGATAATCTACAGGTCTACGCTAAATGGTCTAGTTTTCTAAGTTCTAAAGAAGGATATGTCACTTTTGGAGAGGCTAAAAAAAATAACTACACTATCATAGACTACTATCAAGTTGCGGAATATACAACAGATAGCAACCATAATATTACTCTGTACGCTTATTGGAAGAATTATTCACAGGCTTGCGAAGCTAATATGAATATTCTAAAAAATGGTGGTAAGCTATATACAGTCAAAAAAGAAGACTTTACTGATATCGGAAATACAGAAACTCCGTCAAGAAACCAAGACTATAACGTTCCCGCAAATTCTGCTCTTGTGGCAAATGGAGATTCTATTTCTGATAATGTTGTAGACCATAGTATAACTCCGGAAACTGGATATGCTAAATATTCTATCGAAGCTCTAACGAAGGAAATTGAAAATATTCAGAATGAACGAGACAAACTTGTAAAACAGTATTCTTACGAGACCAATTTTACTGACGAAGAAAAGCTAGAACTTGACCCGTTTATTATTGAAGGTAGTTTTTCAGACGATTCCTTTATTGTAACTGACAGTATGCAGACAAAGGATTATTCTAATACTTCAACAAAAGTAGAGGTTGTCCAAGCAAATGGCGATATGGTTATCAAAACAATTGAAGAACTAAGCCAAGATGACGTTATTATGGATGATATCTATGTTGCCAATCAGCTTGTAGACGCTGGTTATGAAAAACTAAAGGTAGTAAGTCAGCCTAGTTTTAGCTTTGAACTGGATAGTGCAAATTTCCTGTTCATAGAAAAATTTAAGCCATTCATCGACCAGCTACTCTCTATCGAAAAAAATAAAGGAAGTTTATTTGGTTCTATTTTAAATGTACAACTAGAAGACGACAACTGGGTTTATCCATACCTTCAAGAAATGGAAATTCAATATGATGACCCAGATAGTTTTTCTATGACGTTTGGTAACAGATTTAGACTATCTGATGAAACGTATACCTTTGATGAACTTCACAATGAAACAACAAGCGCAGTTTCTAGCGTTGGTTCTTTGTTATCTGCCGTCTCTCAGCCAGTTACTAATGGTACAATTGATGCAGTCACAAAATACACTAAGACTGCTCTAGTTGCCGCTAACCAAGCTATTAAGTCCACAGAAGATAACGAATTTACATTTGGTAGTTATGGCATTAAAGGGCGTAAAAAATCGTCAGAAGATGACAATATCAATGGGTTTGACCCTGAACAACTCTGGATATCCAACAATAAGATTTGTTTTACGACTGACGGCTGGGCTACTACGAAAGCAGTATTCGGTAAGACTATTGTTGATGGAGTTGAATCTTATGGTTTGATTGCAGATAGTATTGTTGGTAAGCTAATTATGGGTAATAACCTCATCATTTCTAATTCTTCTAATACTTTTGAAGTAAATGAAAACGGCTTGTCAATCAGTAATGACAATATGAGTATTCGGATGAGTCCTGACATTGGTCTTGATATTGCCCGTAAAACAGCTGGTGATGATTTGAGCGTATTTAAAGTTGACGAAAATGGTAATTTAACAATCACTGGCGGTAAAATTATTGTTGGCGACGGTTCCAATACTGGTTATATTATTGATGGTAATAATGGTTCCATTACTTCTCTAACAAAAGACGAGAATGGCGACCCGCTATTCTTACTTACTAGAGATGGGCACATGAATACTTCTGGTATTAGAATTGATGGCAACGAAGTACCAAAACCAAGTGGAGAAATCACGCCAATTAAAGGCAATGACGGTGTTGTAGAGGACTCTGGTAATGGGCTTACTGGCGGCATTTGGGATTGCATCAAAACTCTTGTTTCTTTCTTCTTTGCTGGCCCATACGTTGCTATTCTAAATCTGATTGGCAGAAAAGATTCTGACGGCTGGCGTAATATTTGGAATTATTATTCAAGGAGAAATATAGCCCAAATGATGGAAGATTTCACTTCTGCTGGTTACCAAATTATTGATGCAACAAGCCTAGATTCTGCTATCGCCAAAAATAATAGTTATCTCGACACCATTTATATTGGTAAGAACTCGTCAGATTTAACATATTATAAGACATGGACTGACACCGATGCATATTTAAAAGAAAACTACTATACAAAGGGCGATATTAACACGAAATTCGACATAACAGAATCTAATGCTTTGAGTTGGAAAACAATTACGGTTGGGGGCCAAACTATAAATGTTCTTACTAAATCATAATGAATAAAAGAGGTAAATATGAACACACAAGATTTAATTTCCCAAGTTGAAAAAATCAAGCAAGCGTTAAACATTATTTCTGTTTCAGGATATGGCAATATCAAGACCCTTGGTAATTGTCTTGACGCTATGACCCAGCTTGAAAAGGATATTGTAACTTACGAAAAAGATGTGCAGAAAGCAATGCAAAAGCAGATTCAAGAGATGGTTGAATCGTTTAGGGAAGAGACGAAGAACAGCCAAGAAATCGTTCCCGTTGATTCTTCCAAGCCCAAGCCTAAACGTGCAAGAAAAGAGGTTGATGATATTGCAGAGAATTGATTCAAGTCAATTTAAGACGTTCGTACAGCAAATTGATGATGTCCAATTTTTTCAAGGGGACACTGTAACAATCCCGATTCAATTTATCGACTATAATGAGCATGAAATCCCTCTTGTTAAATCCGATACCGATACGACTACTGTTGAATGGCGTCTGTGTCCATATGGACAGCCACAGAATCCTTTGCTCCAACTAGAATCTACTCAAGATAATGCAAAAACAGATGACGTATATATTGACCCTGATACAAATGTTGTCTATGTAAATTTAAGTGACGAAAATACAAAGTCTCTTATTTACGGTAAATATATGCAACAGATTATTTTGCATTACGACTTTGGTGATGGAGGCCCCAGAAAGGACTTCCTACGAGCACAAGGATTCGTATTATTCAAAGAAAAGATTCAAGACTACTTCTAATAAGGAGGATTATATATGATTTCTAAAGACTTTGCGAATAAGCTAAATGCAGAAATTTTTGGTGGACAAAATTATATTCCACCCTCTAACTGGTATTTTGGTCTATCTACTCAACCTATTACTAACGGTGTGATTCCTTCAGGCGCAGAGCCGACCAATCCCGGTTATTCTCGTGCACAGATTGCAAACAACCAGACCAATTTTACTACCCCAAACTATAATAGCACTTATACTTTGAGCTTTGTCTCTAACCGTAATGCTATTACTATGAGCGAGATTACTGGCGGTAACCAAATTACCGTCCCTTATTTCTTTCTATCTAGTTCTGCCAGCGGTAGTGATTGTGAAATTTGGGGCACTTTTGCTAATGCAAGAATCCTAACCCCTGATTCACAACTTATTGTTAAATCTGGCGGCGCAATTTTCTCTCTTGAGAATGTTTGATTATTTGAAAAAAACGAGGTGATATTATGATTTCACCTATCAGAATAAAAATATGTGACAGAGATTATCACATGAATACTTCTTACGGAGAAAGAACAGCGAGAGTTGAAACCGTAGACGGTATTGTTATGATAAAGAAAAAGGAGGATATTCTGCCAACGGACAGAATTATTTCCTACATTTCTAACGATTTTGTACAGCCTATTAAAATAAAGATAGTAGACCTAAATATCGTCTATGCATTTCTTCTTGGGGCTGTCGCTAGGGTCGCATTCTACTGTGGTATACAAAAAAAACAACTATTCATTCTTAGCCACGGAAAATTTGTTTCTAAATTGGCTTTCTTTTCCAAAGTGGATAAAGCTTTCTTTAAATATTATATGAACTCTGAAACTTCACTTTACACAGATGCGGAGTTTTATGATTCACTTAGTAAATATACAATATCAACAAATCCAGCCAAAATCAAAATAAGATTTTTGTCTAATATGACAACTAGAATTTCGGAAAATTATCTTCCAATAGAAAAAATTGGAATTGGTATTCAAAAAATTTCTGATGTAATTATTACAAAAATTACTTATAAGAAGATAAAAGATATCACGCAAGATACACTTGAACGGGACTTCTTCGGAAGCAATACGATAGATGACTTGATTGAATCAAGAGCAAACGAGAAAAGAACAACAGAATAATTTAAATAGAGGTGATTAAATGCCCAAATCTACAACAAATCTAAGTCTTTCTCTATATGACTCTACAACAGACAAAGATAACTTATCTAAGCTATGGTTTGATGAAATGTTTGGTTATACAGATAGCAACATGACCAAAATTGATGATGCTTATGGAAAATTAAAAGAGTCCGTTCCCACAAAGACAGGCGAAGGGGCTTCTGGAAGTTGGAATATCAACATTACCGGCACTGCTCAAACAGCTATTCATGATGGTGTCGGCAACGACATTAATTCTACTTATGTAAAAGATATCGAAGCAAAAGACGGAACACTTACAGTTAGAAAGGGTAACAACGATTCTTCTACTGTCGATATTTCATCCCCAAAAGGATATGTTTTGTCTAAGGAAGCATATTTCAATAGCTCCACTGACATCAATGAAGACGTATGGCTACATATCGGAAATATTAAAAACACATCTGATAATGATTTTCTTAAAGTCTCTGTCAATATGTATATTTACGGGACTTTAAGTACAAAAATTCAAGAAATTCAGAGCGTTATGGTAGAGGGTTTTGTTGGAGAAAATATCTGCATTTATGATAAGGCACAAGAAACCGCAGAATTATTAAATACTGCGTACACGTTTTTTGAAGACAGTTATACAAATAACTGGAATTCTCTACAACAAGATACAGCGCTAGTAGACGATATCGAAAGTGTGTCAACCGTATATTTAGTTCCTACATCTGGTGGGAACGGAACCAGTAGTGCAGAATTATGGGTGTCTGCGATATCAACAAATTTAAAGGTAGCTGTAACGGTCACTACAAGTGACAAAAATAATTGGGAGTTCGTACTGGAAGAAAGTCCCAATGTAACAACGTCAGAATTTAAAATTTCTCCACTAAAAGAAACAACGATAATAACATCCGAAGACGTTGCTGGCGCAAGTAATACTGGCGTAGTAAGGATTGGTTCTGGCATTGCAGTAGATGAATCCGGAATCATTTCTGTTTCTCCTGCTACAAACGCATATGTTGGTGGTGTAAAAGCTGGCGGTGAAAATGTCAAAATTGCAAGCGATGGCACGATTAGCGTTCCGGACGCGACCTCCACAACAAAAGGTGCAGTTAAAATTGGTCAAAATTTGACAGTCAGTGATGGTTCTGTAAGTTTAACACAAAATAACGTAAGTTCTGCGATTGGATTTATCCCAACTAAAATTACGGCTGGAACAACAGACCTAACAGCAGGAACTTCGCCGCTTGAAACCGGTGTAGTTTACCTATACTATGTATAATAGGAGGTAAGATATGCCTAGCGGATATTTTGGAGTTAATAATACGGCCAGAAAAATACAGAATATATATATTGGACAAAACAACATTGCGTCTCAAGTCAAAAAGGCGTATATTGGTGACCAAAACGGCGTAGCAAGACTATGGTATCAGAGTATCGTTCCTATTAGTGAGCTGCCAGTAGGAAGCGTTGTAAAGGGAATATACGGAAGCAAAGAATTTATTATTGTTCATCAAGGAAACCCAAACACAACTATATATCCGCCAAATTGTAATGGTACTTGGATTATGGCTAAGGACTGCCTCGCAGCAAGATTATACAACTCCACTAGAAACTCTTTGTTTACGTCCAGCTCTATATGTAATTGGCTTAATAATACTTTTTATAATCAATTAACTATAAAGGAATATATAAAAACAGCCACTATTCCATATTACAATGTGCCTGCTGATAGAAATAATGCATACACTTTAAATAATGGATTTTCGACAAAGATTTTTCTTCTATCTGCTGTAGAAGCTGGTTTTTACAATCATGAATATGATTCTGATGACACTTCAATATATGACAAAGACGGAGCAAAACTTGATTATTTTGACAAGACAAATAACGCCAGTTCTAAACGGGTTGCCACTTATAATGGGACGGCTGTCGAATGGTGGATGAGAACGCCGCGCAAGGCAAAGTGGCCCGGATACCAATGTGTAAAACCACAAACAAACGGAGCCTACGGAGGGGGACGCACTGACGAGATTAACGGGATTCGTCCAGTCATGATTCTCCCTAATGACATCCTTGTGGATAGCAATGGAACGGTTTTGCCAAAAACGCTTAATGAACATTTGCGGGATTATTCTGTTGGCAAAACTGTTAAAATTGATGTCGATGGCCGAGAGTTGGCATGGCGCATTGTACACAAAGGAAATCCAAATAAGAATATATACGACGATAGTTGTAATGGTATTTGGCTTATATTAGATACGCTTTATAAAGAAAGTTCCATGAATAATATAAACTATCCAAATAGTGTTGTAGACAACTACTTAGATACTACTTTTTATAATCTAATTGGCACAAATAGCAATGTCAAGGATTATATTAAAACTGCAAAAATACCTTATATTCTAGTAGAAGGAAGCACCGGCTCTTATGCGTATAGTCTAGAAAAAAAATCATACGGCATCCCTCGTAAAGTATTTGCTCCTAGCATCGTCGAACTTGGCTCGAATGCCGACTACACCGAGTACCAAGACGGTGACAGGCTTGATTACTATGATAGCGAATCCAAGAGAATTAAAACGCTGGACGGAGTTTCATCAGAATATTGGACTAGAACTAATAACTTTAAGATTGATGTTTCTTATTATACCATCACGTCTCTTGGAAAAAGGAGTTATCAACAATACGATATGGGACCAAAAGGAGTTCTACCGTGTATTATTATGGACGAAAACGCTATGGTTAAAGACGGGGTAATCATCGGAAACGAATAGTGTATAAGAGAAAGAGGTGAAATTTTTTGAAAAATATTATAGATATTTCTTATGCTCAAGGGAAAATTTCAGACCATCAATGGGAATATTTCAAAGAAAATTTAACAGGACTAATCATTCGTTTTGGGTATCGAGGATATGGGAATGGTGCTCTAAGGCTAGACAACTGTGTTACTTACAATATTTTTAAGTGTCAGCAATACAACATTCCTTATGGGCTATACTTCTTCTCTCAGGCCATTAACAAGCAAGAAGGAATTGAAGAAGCAAACGCTATGATTAATAGCGAATATTATCAAAACGCGACTCTTGGTATCTGGTTCGATTCTGAATTTAGCAACGAAGAGCATAACGGTAGAGCTGATGCAATTTCTGTTAAATCCAGAACAGATGCGGCAAAAGGTTTCTGTGATACTATTATTGCATCTGGCAAACAAGCTGGTATATATGCTTCTTCTAGTTGGTTTAAGACTAATTTGGATATGAGCCAGCTACCATATCCTGTTTGGGTTGCTCATTATGCAAGCGATTATTCTTATAAAAAGAATGTCGTACTATGGCAATATTCAAGTTCTAACCCAATGAGAGTCCCGGGTTTCGATAGATTAGATTGCGATAAAATTATTGACGAATCTTTCTTTGGTGGTCAGCCAAATATTAAAACCAAAAAAGACTATATCAAACAAATTCAATCTGCTCTCTGTGTAACCACAGACGGTATTGCCGGAAGAAAAACAATTGCAGCGACAATCACTGTTAGCAAAACTAAAAATAACAGACACGCAGTCGTAAAACCATTACAAGAGTATCTGAATTATCTTGGATATGATTGTGGCAACGCCGACGGTATTGCTGGTGCTAAATTTGATAGTGCTGTAAAGAAATTCCAAAGAGACCACAGATGTGTGGTTGACGGAGAACTAACAGCACAAAAAAATACTTGGAAAAGACTTTTAACAGTTTAACCAATATATTAAAGGAGACGTATCTTTCGATACGTCTCCTTTTTTTGGCGTTTTAAACTTTTAGGTACAAGGATACCAATAACCATTTAGCTCAAGCGTAGGAATGTTATAATCTTTCGCTGCTTGATGTTCGATTCTGCAACCACGAGCGTTTTCCCACCCATACATAAATACAGCTAGGTCTGCTTTTGCAAGAACTTCAATAGAACGACCCAGATATACAAGAGACGGAGTATCCTCTGTAAAATTGAAAATGGTATCAAGAACCTTAATATCTTTACCGATATATTTCTTTAAATCCTCAACAAGCACTTTACGGTCTAACTCGATACCTTTTGTTGGAACGCCCTTCATAGGTTGAGAAATAAAAACATTCATTTTAGACATTATTTTTTCTCCTTATCTTCTGAAATCACATTGATTAACTCAAGAGCGCCATTATAAATTAGCATTGCGTCATCAATCCAATCATTTAGATAAAATCCAGAAATAATAAAACGAGAACTACCTTTACCATCATTAGAGAGTGTATCAGCTTCACGCTTCAATGAATTTAGAACAAGAATCAGCTGTTCAAGATTGGGCAAATCCATTTGAGTAAGGTAAAATTGTGTGCCAAGAAGAATTAGAACACCTGTAGTTTTTAGTGGGTATTTAGTTTCTTTACTGTCGAACATACTATATCGACCTCCTTTATTAGTATTTTAGCACGGTTCTTTGATTTTGTCAAGAACTTCTTTGTCTAATTAAATCCGTCAAAATCTCCGTTTGCTTTATGATAACACATTTCCCAATCATGTGCACGTTTTTCTGCCTCGTCATTCCATTCAGAATAGTTTGTGTACCAATATAAATTTGATAACGCCAGCATCTTCCAAAGTTCTAATTCTGTTGCAGATTCCAATGGCTTCTTTCCATGCTTAATGGCCCTTTCGGTTAAATTATCCAGAGTCCACCAGTGCCAATAGTCACAAATGCCATAAACGCCCATGCCGTATGTACCAAATAGTTCTGGGTAATCACTCTCTGCTCCAAGCCAAGGTTCTGAATTTTTACAGCCTCGATAAGATTTTCTTTGCCCGGTTCAAATCCAAGACAATAACGGGTGTTTATATTCCCCTTATAAACACCCGGCTTTAACTTACCATTATTGTCAAAACCAACATCTACTAGACTATCATATTCTTCATCTGTAATAACACCATTCTTATGAAGTTTTTCAATACGAGCTTTATACATAATTACCTCACTTATTACTACTACCAAGAGCACCAATTCCACGTTCAGAATCAATCTCTTGTAGTTCTTCCACACTAATTTCAGAAAGATTTACGACCGGAACGTATTCAACAGCAAATTGGGCAATAGCTTTTGATGTAGGAACATAAATAACATTACCGTTGTCAAAGACTCTATCAACATCATTTGACAGAATAATATCTTTGTCATTACCATTATAGATTGATACAAACCATTCACCACGATATCCAGAGTCAATCTGACCAGCCATTACAATCATATTTGCCTTTGTATTAGAACCACGCTCACGGATAGCGATACGATATTTTTTATCAAATGTGCTATACAAACCGGTAGGAACAAGTTCGTTAGTGTGAGACGGAATCATAAAGTCCTCTGTGATATGTGCATAGATATCATAACATCCATCTTCATCACGCTTAGTAGGAAATTTAACAGAATCATCTTTACAAGCAAACTTAATATTATCTGCACAAGCCTTTTGTAGTTTTCTGTAAATCTCATTAAGCTCTTCAATATTTTGCATTATAAAACTCCTTTCAAAATAAAAAAATATCAAACCTTACTCAGACGTAGGTTTGTAATATCACAATATTCCTGAGAACTGAGTAGCTTTACGATACTCTTTGTCAATACCGTTTCTTATATCCTCTAAGAGAGATTCATTGTCTGATTTCTTATTTTTGGATTTACCAACTGGTGAATAAGCCATTAAACACTCCTAAAACAAAATTTTATGAGTACCATTTATACGTCTGTATAAAAGTCCAAACACCATCGCCAAAACCGAGTTTTTCAAGAGTGTCACACATAAGAGTATCCATAGACTCGTGCGCAAACTCAATGTTATCATATTGACTACGAGCCTTCATTTCTTTATTAAATTCATCAATCATTTCTTGTGGAATATTATACATGATTATTCTCCTTACTTGCTATACCAACCAAGTTGTTTCATTTTCTTTAGGATTAGCTTAGTTTCGTATCCAGTTAACCCAACACAAATATTACCCTTAAAATGCTTATCAAATGTATCCTTATCATAGGATAGAATAATATTGTTTCCATCTGCCTTATGAACAACAGTTAAGACTTGCATATATTTATAAATGTCATTATAGCGCTCATATACGACCGCCCACTTGTCTTCCCTTACTTTCTTAAAGCCGATTTCTTCTAGCTTCTTATCGGTACTCTTGAACATAATCATTCTCCTTTGTTTTTATTTAAAATATTTTTAGCAATACTTGGATATATCATAGTTATACCATTGTCGTCTGTATACTCTGAATACTTTTGAGTAATCTTATAATTCTTACCTTGTGCAATAATTTTGTCTTCTTCTTTTGGGTACACTGTCACATCTTTGGTTTCAGATGTGAACCAGTCCCGACATTCTTTATCAAGCTCATCTACCTTCTTATTAACTTCAACTATATTACTATCTGCGAAATACGTCCGTATGATTTTGTCTATCTTAAATTTTTCTCTATTAATATTATACCTCTTAACCCTATCTTCTGTCAAGTGGAGAATTTTATATAAGTCAGATTCTTCTTCTGAAATATGAAATACGGCAGAATGTTCTCCAAGCTGAAAATCTCTTACATCACAAAGGCTATTGAGTTCGTTAATAAATCCTACCTGTATATCAAGCCAAATAAGAAGCTCTAATCCGTTTTTTCTTTTGGAAGTTTCCTGCATAAACACCTCAAAATCTTCATCGGAAGCATTTAGAGCAACGGACTTCATCTTACGCCAAAACCTTTTATTTTCTCCGCACGACAAGATGTCATCACACGCTTCTGCAATCAATCTCCTTGTGTCTTTATCTACCATAGGAAACAATCTCACCTCTTAAATAATTTTATCATAAATTTTCCCAATTTCGTATTTATACTCTTCTATAGAAGTTTTTTTATAAAAATCTGTATAGCATTTACCATCATCATGAATAACATACTCAATTCCTTTGGTGTGTTCTGTGGTGTTCAACACTCCATGCAGAAAAAATACCCTGAATTTATCATTCATTCTTAATCTGCACCAATGAGAATCATTCGTATTTTCATGAGTAATTATTTGAAAATTTTTACTATCGGAAAGTGCTTGTTCCATGTATCTATCGAATACACCGCTCCCGTTTTCCCAAAATACATTATATCTAAATCTAAGGCTAACAAATCCGTTATTTTTACACCATTTGATGAACCCATCCATCCACTCTTTAAAATTATTAATCTCTTTATATAATACAGCTACGGCAGAACAAGTAATTCCAATACTCAACAACTCTTTTGTAATACGACTATAATCTTCTTCGTGGATATAATTGTCATCTCTGAATCTGAACACGTCATTTCTTTCTTCTTTTCTGTAGTCATGAACAGATATATTTATATAGTCTACAACGCCATCAAGATAAGGAATTAGTTTTTCAAGGTTATAACCATTTGTGGTCATAGTAACCCTTGAAACCTTGTGCTTTATATCATACTGTTTTAATTTGATTAAAACAGCTTTCAGAAACTCTACATCATAAGTTGGCTCATTCCCCGTAATATCAATAGATATAGGGTTCTTATTTCCAACTTTATTAATTATATAATTTAATGATTCAATAAAGTTACTTAAAAATACGGTCTTATTATTTTTTAACACACCGGAATAATCTTTCATATAGCAAAATACACAATTTGCATTGCAACCACCCGGTATTAGTAGCTTCACAGAAATTGTATTGTTATATACCTTTCTTTCTGTATAAATACTATCCATATCAAATCCTCAACGAAAGAAATCATTTATTCACCAGCTTTGAAGTTATAAACAGGTTTGATGTGATTTATAATTTCAACAGTAGGAGAAATTGCGTCGATAATTTCCTGTGCTGGTTTATATGCCATTGGACATTCATCCAGCGTATCTTCGTTCACAGAGGTTGAATAAATTCCATCCATCTGCTTCTTGAACTCGTCTATGCTAAATGCTTTCTTAGCTGCCACCCAGCTATACATTCTACCAGCACCATGAGGTGCAGAGTAGTTCCAATCAGGATTATCCTTACCAATGCAAATCAGACTTCCATCCTTCATGTTTAGAGGAATAATTAGCTTCTTGCCCTTTTTAGCAGAAACAGAACCCTTTCTAATGATATTGTCAGACACATCAATGTAATTATGAACCGTCTGGAAGAAATGAATTTCTGGAATTTTCTCTTTCAAACCAACACCATTAAGAATTTCATTCATAATATGAAGTCTATTCATAGTTGCAAATCTCTGGCAAATAAGCATATCACAAAGATATGCTTCGCGGTCTTCACCCTCAAGATAACAAAGCTCATTTGGAATATCGGGAAACTTAAAATTTAACTCAAAAAGTCTCTGAGAAATTTCCTTTTCTTTTTTCTCTGCCTTTAACTGCTTGATAAGGGCATTAATAATTTCTTTCTTTTTGTTTTTCCCTTTTAGATTTGAAATTGCAACATTTTGGTGGTACTCTGCCACCTGTTTCCCAAGATTGCGGCTTCCAGTGTGAATTACCAAATATTGATTGTCGTTATCATCTTCATCCAGTTCAATGAAGTGATTACCGCCGCCAAGAGTGCCAAGACTACGAATAATCCAATCAATATTATGCAAAAAATCTTTACAAGTTAAATTATCCAGAAAATTCTCTTCGAGAGTTGGTTTTTCGTGAACAGCCATTCCGGCAGGAATACGCGCATGGATTACATCGTCTAGTTTCTCAGGGTCAATATAGTTCTTGCCAAGTTCAGCAACCAGCATACCACAACCGATATCTACACCAACAATGGAAGGAATAACCTTATTCCCTAAGTCAGCGGTAAAACCAATAACGCAACCAGTACCAGCATGAACATCTGGCATAATACGGATTTTGCATCCATCCACAAAGCTCTGATTACACAAAGTTAGAATCTGCTGAGATGCGGATTCTTCAATGTTATCAGTAAATACTTTTGCGGCAGCGTATTTGCCCTCAATCAGCTTCATATAAATCACCTAATTCAAAATAATCATCACAAATCGTAATAATTTGTTGTTTACGGTCATAAGAATCTTCAATAATTAGTTTTGCACCTACAGAGTCTTTTAGCTTCATAAGTTCTTCCAAAGAATTAATATAAATTACACCACTGTATGAACAATTCGCAGATTCCTGTTTATAGTTAAACTCTTTAAGAGCGGGATATGTTTTTTCGAGCGGTTTATTCCAACAACCAGAAGATTCAATCTTAAATTTCATATTATTCACCTGATTTAATAGTCACACCATTGTCAATTTCAATTGGATATTTACAAGTCCCATCATTAAAACATTCGTATCTAATAAACCTATCAGCATTATTCATGAGAACTTTCTTATCATGGCGATTCCAAATAATATAGTCATAATTATAATTTAGAACATCCATGTCACTCTCGTTGGATGCTTTTGCTTCTGCTTCTGGATTACGAATTAGAATCGTCTTTGCATGAAACTCTTTCTTATACTTCTCAATTTCTTCTGGTTCACGGACATCAATAAACACAAGAGTATATTCGTAATTAAAAATATAATTCTGTGTGATATGCCCAATTGGTTCTGTCCAATAATAAATCTGTTTAACGGTTTCTTTAAACGGTACGTCATCATATTTCGTAAGAAGATGTTTTAGACCACTAAGAAGGTTACGCCCCTTTTCGTCCTTGTTGCCATCCCAACCAAGCTTATATGCTATTTCTTTAACCCAACCCACGCTAGAAAACTGGAAACAAAAAATCTTGTGTCCGTCATAACCGTTACACATATTCACGAAGGTATCTTTACCAGCAGTAGAAACGCCATTAAGAATATAATATTTTACATTCATTTATAATCCCTCACTTTCTATAAGTATTATAGCAAAAAGGGCAGGGTTTGTCAATACCCTGCCCTAAAACTATTTTAGATATTTACAAGAACTTCATAGTTAGTTATGTGCCAATAATCTTTCTGTTTTTCAAGATGCTTACAGAGTATTACATCACCAACTTGAAATTCTTCATGGTAATTTTTAGAAGTGATAGTGTAATTAGATTGTTTGCCACTACCAATACTCTGCGCCGTAATTTGTCTGGCCCATGCTCTACCACTAGCCTTAGACTTTAGTGTTTTAACATCAAGAATATACAGCTTTGGTCTATCCTCTTGCTTTCCAGTTGCAATATCGACATAGCCCATGTATTCTTTTTGAATTTCTGCCTTTTCTTTAATGGTCATTGGTTTGATGCCTAATGACATAATTAGAGTTTCGCATTCATTCATAATAGCACTATTATCTAGTTGAGTATAGGACTTAGATTCCTTACCAGCTTTGGTAACGCCGATGGAATGTCTTTCTACAATCGCTTTTACGACATCACTGTTAGCTAGTTTTTCTTTTTTCAAAGTCTTTGCTGTGCCAAACATATCATACATCTTAACAAGACGCAGAAGTTCTTTAGCATTGCCAAACTCATCAAAGAAATCTAGCTTAATAAGGATGTCTAATTGACGAGAGTTTACAGAAGTTTTCTCGTAAATATCTCGTAGTAAATCCACAAAGGAATCATAATGGTTATCTCGTAAATTATATAAATCATCAGCACAGGACTGATTCATAAATTTAACAGAGCCAACACCTTTATAAATTGAATTAGATTCTTTGTCAACAAAATATTCTGCTTTTGAGTACCTAAACTTTGGTTTCTTGATTTTTACTTTGATAGATTTTGCATATTCAGATGCCTCATTTGTCTTGTCTTCATCATCAACAAAAATATTTAAGCAACAACAAATATATTCAAGAGGATAATAGTATCTTAGCCAAGCACATTCATAAGAGATAGACGTATAACTAACTGCATGAACCAGAGAAAAACTATAACGAGTGGCATTTAGAACGCAACCAAGAAAAATATCCATAATTTCATCAGATTTTTCTTGAGAGAGTCCCAATCTAACCTTTCCGTTTTCCTCAAATCTCTGCTTGATAATTGGCAACTGTTCTTTTGTGCCAAGTTTTTTACCAATAATTTTTCTTAATTTGTCCGCTTCTAGGAATGTATACCCACAGAATTTCATTACGAACTCCATAATAGGTTCCTGTAGAATAGGATAACCCATTGTAGGAGCAAGTAAATCATCAATTTCCTTAACGCCACTATGATACCCAATGCCATTTACAGCATTATCGTAAACATCTTTTCCGCAAGGGCGAATTAAACCAGACACAAAAGTGATAATATCAAACTTTGTAATAGACGGATAATCATGGTGAATCCTACTCCAAGATGCGGGACTAAGAATTTTCTTGATAGTTTGTTCTCCATAATTACTATTCAACTGAAAAATAAGAGATGTATCATTCTTAATTGATTCAAAAACTTTATCATCATCGAAAGTAAGATTCTTTGGAGAAATACGTTCAATGCCAGCGACATCACAGCATTTATTAATAACGCCAACATTATCAAGAGCGAGTTCATCCATCTTAACCCAATTCAGAGAATCAAGTTCTTTCATATTCAAGACACAAACAGGGTATTCGTCACCAGCAAGGGTACAGATGCCAAGCTCTGATTCAATATCTCTATCTGCAACAAGAACACCAGAAGGATGGCTACCAAGAGAAGTGACAGTGCCTTGTACTAAGTCAACAATCTCAAATAGCTTTGGATATCTCTTACGCCAAGAATCATCAATTGTCGTTACTTTGTTTTCGCCTTCTGTTGCTTCATAAACTGCTTTTGCGATTTCATCAACAGTTTCAAGCGGCATGTCAAGGCCACGTCCAATATCACGAATAGCACCACGCAAAGCAATAGTGTTGAATGTAATAATCTCAGAAGTCTTAATATTAGGTAAATCCAAATGGTCTTTTAGCATCCAACGCTTAGTCGCATCACGGTCTTTTGAATACTGGTCTGTATCAATATCGGGAAGACTATACTTAGATTCGTCCATAAAGCGCCAAAAATGAAAGCCATATTTAAGAGGATTGACTTCTGTTACACCAAGAGAATAAAGTGCAAGACTAGAAGCGGCAGACCCACGAGCAGGGCCAGTATAGAATCCGTGGTCTTTCTCCCATCTGGAAATATAGTCTGCAAGGATAATATAGTCAACGGAATCAATGGCTTTGAATGTCTTAAATTCATGATTAAGGCGGTTTCTTACATCATCTTCTGAGAAACCTTCTCTTACAATAGAACTAACAGCCTGTGCGTTGAATAGCTTATCTCGTAGAATCTTTTCAGAATCATCATAAATCTTTGGAAATTTAAATGATGTATCAAGGGTAAATGGCTGTACCATATCAGCCATAACATTTGTATTCTGAATCGCTTCAAGATAAGCAGACTCAGGAAGTGCGTCTTGAATACGATATGCCTCTACAAGTTCATCATAGTTCTTCCACGTTAAATCCCACTGTGCTTCGTCGTCATTAAATACGACCCTCTTTCCAGCTTGAAGAACTTTTCTTGCCTTTTCTTGTAATTTGTTCGCACAGTGAAAATCTGTGCCTGTAATTAATGGGACATCAGTTTGCTTACTTAGTTCGTAAAGATATTGGTTGTAAATCTTTTGCTTTTCTACATTATGATGTTGAATCTCTAAAAAACAACGCTCTTTGTTTCTAGCAAGAAATTTGACAAATCTCTCTTTTAATTCTTCGTTTCCTTTACACAAAATATTTGCTACACAAGCTGTGCATACAATAATATTGTTACTTGTGCCAATCAATTCTGCGAAAGTAATACGAGGAACGTAATAAAAATGTCCATCTTCACGATTATATGCACGACTCGACATCTTATTTAGTTCAAAAAATCCATCTTTGTTCTTTGCAATCAAAACGCAGTGATAATTGTCACGGATTTTTTCGTTAAGGCTCTCTGTAACATAAAACTCACAGGCGTGGATATATTTTAGCCCAGCAGCTTCAATAGCATCTTTTTTATGTTTCCACTCGTAAAAGCATCCATGCTCACTAATTGCAAGCGCGGTCATACCACATTCTTTTGCTAGATTTGCATACTGCTTAAATGTAGCAATACTATCAATCCCAGCATTAGGATTTGACAGCATGGTATGGCAATGATATACGGTATAATTTGGCATTCAAACACTCCTTTCTGATTAGTATTATATCACATATTATTAAAAAATGCAATACAAAAATCAAAAATACTCTTGACTTTGTTCTGATAGTATGATATAATGCTAAATGGAGAGGAATACTCTCCTGTACTAATATAAGGAGTTGAATATATGGTAGAAAGTCTTGAAGGAGAAACGTGGTGTGATATTGGTGTTGTTGACGGAGTAGATATGAGCGGTTTATATATTGTCTCAGACTTCGGAAGAATCTTTATGTTTGAAAGAGACTATTACCGCAAAGATGGTGTAAAAGTACACGCAAAAGAAAAATTTGTTCCGTATCACGATAATGGCACAGGATATTTATATGGATGTCTTTTTAACGATGAAATTTCAAGAAAGTTTTATGTTCATCGTGTTGTAGCAACAGTATATATTCCAAATCCAGACCCAGAGCATAAAACAGACGTAAATCATTTAGATGAAAATAAATATAACAATAGGGCGAATAATTTAACTTGGTCTACACCAATGGAAAACAATAATTGGGGAACCCATGCAGAAAGAATTTCCGAATCTCAATCCAAAACTCCAACTCTACAAATTGATATGAATGGCAATATCGTACATCGCTGGAAATCTGCTAGAGAAGCACATAAATACGGTTGGAATTATAATGTTATATCAGCAGTATTAACTGGGAAATACTTCTCCCGTTCTTACAAAGGATATGTATGGATGAGGGAAGGCGACTATATTAAAATGGGAAGAGAAAATGTTATCGCATATTGTATCAAAGCTGATAATGAGCGCAAAATTGTACAACTAGATACCAATATGAATATCGTAAAGATATGGGACTGTATGGAAGATGCTGTAAAAAATGGATATTGCATAAAGTGTGTTTCTGCCTGTATGAAAGGTAAAAGAGAATTATATAAAGATTTCAAATGGATGACACTTAGCGATTATAAAAGTTTATTCAATTAAAAAAGAGACCGTACAAGAGTACGGTCTCTTTTTTAATTCACGTTAGAACGGAAGATTCGGTTCTTTTTCTGACTCAACCGGAATATCCGACTCAGATGCAAAGGTTGGCGTTGCACTAAATTTAAGCTCCGGGATATTAGATACAATTCTACTACTTAGTTTTTCATCGTAGTGAATTTTACTTCCTAATTCTCTTTCCCAACGGTATCTCATATCAAGTTCTTGTTCATCCGAAAAAATACGCATTGAACAATTATCATAATAGAGCTTCACGGTTTTGCCAGCTTTGCCAGATTGGCGGTCTTTTACAACGGACAATTGAAAATTATATCCTTCTGAATCATCATGAAGGATTTTGCAGGCAATACATCTGTCACAAAGATTTCCGATTTCGCTTGCGCCAGCTACACTTTGCAGACCAACTTCTGTTTCTCCTTGTGCGAGCTTACGACTATGGGCAACTAGGGCAACTTCTACAGGATAGCGTTTTGTAAATAACTTTAGTTGCTTGATGAAATCAATCTGTTTTTCCAGCTTTGTTTCTCCTGAACAACCTTTCAAAGATAGACACATCATATTATCAATCACGAAGACTGTTGTATTATATCTTCTGTATGCGTAGTCCATTTGCTGTAGTAGTCCCATACTATCCGTGCTTAAAGATTCATCTCCTTCAATGCTGTCATCATATACAAACAAGTTATCGTGATAACATTGACGAATTAGTTCTGTTGCTTGCTTAGAGACCGCATAACCCTTTGGACGGTCTGGCCCATTATCATATTCAATAATATGACGATTAGAAGCGAGAGGTCTAAAAATATTACCAAGTAGGAATGGGGCTGGAAGTTCACCAGAATAAATAAATACATTCTTATTTTGTTCCAATGGGGCTGCAATACAAATCTGATTTAGCACCGAACTCTTGCCCTCGCCTGATTTTCCTGTAATCAAGGTTAACGTACTTTCAAAATTTCCATATAGAACTTTATTCAGAGAACGAACACCGAATGAAATATTTGGGATGTTTTGTAGTTGCATTTCCTCATAATCAAACAGAGACTTAATGCGTGGATTATCAACTGCTTTCGCATCTGCAATCATTTTTAGAACTGCACTGCCATCAATGGCAATCATCACATTATTGGCATCTGTTTTACGGATAGGTTTCTCTTGGTTAAATTGCTTGTAATATTCTTCAACAGCTTCCTGTGCATAATCAGGAGATTCCACAATGTAACAACGATACTCACCCAGCTTTTGAACAATCTTCTTTGTTCCTTCTTCGCCAGCAGTATCATTATCAAGCCATAGGATAATCTTCTTAAATTTCTCAAGAAAGTCGAAGTTATACTTAATCCAGTTTAGGTCTGTTGCACCCCCCGGAATAGACACTACATTATGATTACCAGATTGCCAAATAGCCATGGCATCGAGATAACCTTCACAAATCGTAAGAGGCTGAGTAATATCAATATGGTTGATATTAAACAGAGAATAGCAAGGGGAACAATCACCCTGCCACCAATATTTAGATTCTCCATGCTTTACAGCATGAGCATGACGATATTTAACACCAACAAGACGACCATTAATATCCTTTAGTTTAAATTGAACGTCACCTTTTTTAGTCTGCCCAATATCAAAGAACTTAATAGTTTCTTCTGTGAATCCACGCTTCTTTAGATAAGCAATAGCGTTAGAATTGTCTTCAACAGAATCATCAACAGGAAATTTATAATTCTCTAGGCTTTCACGTTCATCATAACCAAAACCACGCTTGAAATCAAATTCAATATGGCAACGGTCAAACAGACGCTTTAGAGCTTGTGCGTAAGTTTCATCATAGGCATACATATATGCATTGATGATACTATAATTACCACCATTACTAAAGTCGTGGTAACAAAGGTCTTTTTTATTCCAAATAAAACTAGGATTAGAATCGCTTGAAAATGGAGAAGAACCCGTTAGCTTCTCTTCATCAAAATTACGAAGATTCATTAGCTTCGCAATCTCAATAGCCTGTTCTTCATTGCCAAGCTGTTGTTCCGCTTCTTTAATCTTGTCCAATAGGTCAGCCATATTTTATTACTCCTTTATATGAAATAAAATAAATTAAGTTGTGCCAACTTAATTTTGTCGAGCAACTACTTCTTTAAATATAAATTTCTTTATATAAGATTTAAGGGTTTCACAGACACCTCTTACTGCTTCATCGTGTATGCTTTCATAATCCGAAGATATACTACTCACAAGTTCAAGTACACTCCACAGTCGTAAATTCCCGACAAGTCATCGGTATATATTTATCACTTAATCAGAGTGCAACTTTATAGATTTTAAAATCTCTTAGATTAAGAGCAGCATTTAAATCACGGTCAATCGTAAAACCACATTCAGGGCATTTATAAACACGTTCTGATAACTTCAAGTCGTGCTTAACACATCCGCAGTTATGACAAGTCTTAGAAGAAGGATAAAATCTATCAACAACCCTTAATTCAATGCCTAACTCTTTGCATTTAGCTGTCAGCTTAGTTCTAAATTCATAAAACTTCTGTTGCCGAATTGCTTTAGATAAATGCTTATTTTTCATCATACCAGATACATTTAAATCTTCAATGGCAATATAAGACGGTTTGGTTCTCACAATCTCACTAATACATTTGTTGATATAATCTGTTCTGATATTATTTAACTTATGATATAATCTTTGAACTTTTAACTTTTGTTTTTCATAATTGAACTTTGTGCAAGTTTCATCTCTTACCTTCCTCTTCTTATAAGATTCATACATTCTTGAAAAACTACGTTGTTCTCGTTTTAACTTCTTTTCTAGCTTTTTAATTTTTTGAGTTTTGTTAATATTATTATAAATCCTTTCATTGCTTAGAACGGCAAATTCTTTTAGCCCAAGGTCAATACCGATACCAAAATCGTTTAATTTCTCTTTTTGCAGTTGCATTTCTTCAACAAGCACAGACACATAATATCTTCCTGCTTTATAAGAGACTGTACCGCTCTTAATAATATGGGTATTATGATTTGTAGGGATATAACCCTTTTCTTTTAGGCGAACCCAACCCAAAGATGGTATTTTAATTCTATGCCGTTCACATTCAATAATTTCTTTCGCGCTATTCCTTACAAAGTACATTTTAACATCAGATTTATCCTTCTTCTTAAACCTAGGATATTTCGATAACCCTTTAAAGAAATTCTTAAAAGCCGTATTTGCATTGATTACACTATGGGTTACGGATTTTGTACTAACATCCTTAATCCATAATTTATCCGGGTTTTCTTTTAAATAATTGTGATTTAGCCATCTGCTAAAGTCTACATAAGAGAAAAATTTCTCTCCATTTTCATATCTTCTCTTATTTTCTGCCAAATAAAGATTATAAATAAATCTACAAACACCAATAGTCTGCCTAATTTTATCAGCCTGTTCTTTAGTTGGGTTAATCTCCGTTTTGTAAACTCTTAGAATTTTAACCACCTCTTTTCGTTCCTGTTGAATTATAACCGCTACAAAGTATCAAGCACTAGCCATATTTAAACCCTTTCTTTTTATTGATGACTTACACAGAGTCCACAGTTATCTTTATAACCACAAAGATTTCTTCCGTAGAAGTCATTCTTGTAATCCAAAAGTTCTGAATACTTCTTGTGTCCATCACCAAACCGTAATTTCTTCGTGTCTGTATTATAGCACGGATTTTCAATTTTTACAATAGGGTCTTCGAGTTCCACACAAAAATTATTTGTTTCTTCGACCTTGAAATTATCCCAGTTTACAGAAAGGATGGCATCAATAGTACGTTTCGCCCAGTCCATAGCCATGCGATATTCTTTCTTATCAAAAGGAATAACTACCAATTCACCCTTGCGGAACATATTAAAATAAAGGGTTTTAGGCCATTCACCATACTTCTCGTGAACTGCATAAGCATATAGATATAACTGTTTTGCATAATCTGCGAGTTCTTCTTTTGACTTAAATTTAGACTTAGATTTATGGTCAACAATAATTAATCTACCACTCTTTTTACTTCTAGCAATAAGGTCAACTTTGCCATTAAACAGTGCGTAATCAGTAATTGGAATTTCAAACTCATATTCCGATTCAAGAATCTCCCAATTTGAATATCCTTCAAAATTGGTAAAATAATTCTCGCCATCTGCGTAATAGTAAGGATATAGGTCTTTTGAAAATGTATCAGACATCTTTACGACAAAGCTAGACGGGACTTCTGTTTGAAAGTTATCCTGATAATAAGATAACATTTCCCAAATTTCAAGTTGACCTTTCTCATACATTTCAAGAATCTTATGGCAGAATGTCCCAAACTCACTTAAACCACTTTTATCATTTTTCTTTTCATGCAAAACGTAGTTTTTATAATAACAAATTGGACACTCACCAAAATTCTTTAACCTAGAGAATGAGAAAGTTGGTAGTTTCTTTTGCTTCTCTTCTTCCATACTTTCCCTCCTTTAATATAAAATAGCCACCACCGATATGGTGGTGGCTAAAACCATCAATTATTTTTGGTTAAATTTTACTTAGAAAGGAAGGTCATCGGACGCAGTGGGGGCGCTATCAACAGGAGCAGACTTAGCAGTGGTGGTAGAACCCTTGTCCGTATTAGGATTGGCAGACATAAACTCCCAGCGGTTTACAATCTGGCTAACACGAGTAATCTTAGTGTCCTTACCATCACCCTCAGTAGTAGAAGAAGACATATAAGCATCGACAAGAATGGGCTGACCCTTCTTAAAAAACTTGCAAATACTTTCTGCGGTCTGACCAAAAGCGGTAAAAGGAATAAAAATAGCCTTAGACTTACCGTCCTTTAGGTGAACATCCTGCGCAAGAGTAAAGAAAGTATACTTATTACCGTTAGTCTCCTTTAGTTCAGGGTCGGCAACAAAACGACCAGAAAAATGCAGAGTATTCATAGATTTAATCTCCTTTATAATGTTAAATATATTATATATCAAACTCGACTAAAAGTCAAGTATTATTAGTTGTTCTTAGCTTCCAGTTCAGCCAGAATATTCTTAGCCACACCAATATCAGTAATAGAGTTGTAGTTAGCACTAGTATGGTACTTCTTGATAATACCAACAAGGTCAGTCTTGGATAGCTTACTAGCACCAACTAGAGCCTGTGCAAGGCTACCAATCTTATTAATAGTATCAGTTAGTTCAGAAGCCTCGCTAACAGAACCAGAGCCATCATAATCAGGAGCCTGAGCAAAGGTCTTTGCAGAAGTAGCTTCTACGTCAGAACTATTAGCCCACTTGATAATCTTCTTACCAAAGTCCTCAGACAGAATACTATAACCCTCATTTTCAAAGATATGAGTGTTATCCTTTTCACACTTAGCCATGTGAGAGGTTACATCAATGTTGAAAGTAGTAGTGAAGTAATACTCGAAACCGTCACGCTGCTTTGCACCGACACCCAGCTTCTTAACAGAAGTACGACCACGCTCGTCCTTATCAACTTCATACTGGTCTTTGCCCTTCATAGTAGCAATAATATGAATGGGGCTATACTGCATAGTGTCAATAAACTTATCGTGACGAGGGGTAATCAGCTTCCAGTCCTGATAACGACCACCAGCCTGTTGCTGTAGCTCAATACAGCCGCCCTTGCCTTCCCATTCGGCAGAGGTGCTATCAATAATAAGAATAGCGTACTTTTCTTCAACCGCATAGTTAATCAGTTCAGTAAACTGTTCGGGCGCATAAGGAGGAACAAGGTCAACAATATCATAATCGAACTCGTTGGCATAATAACGGCCACGAGAACCTTCTGTGTTTGCGAATAGGATGCGTCCATTAGTACCTACATCAGTACCAGTCTTCTTCATCTCTTCACGCATGCCAGTTGCAAGACGCAGTGCGCTATAGCTCTTACCAGAACCACTAGGCCCCATCAGAGCAATCTTAACAGCAATCTTCTCACGAACAGCCTTCTGAACCTTAAAGTTGAATCCCATTATATAATTCTCCTTGTTAAATTAGTTGTTGTTCTTCTTAACGAAATTTTCACGACGCTTCTTACAATTAGCGCAATGACAAGGAAACGTGCCATGAGCATTAAACCATTCTGCCATCTTTGCTTCCTTTACAGGGAATACACCACCACAATCAACACAGGTATAGTACAGAATCTTTTCAGGCTTATGCTTTGCCTTGTCCTCTACAGGTTCAATCATATTGATGTGTTTTTCTTCCATTTTTTGTTCTCCTTTATTAGTTATTGTGGAAATGTTCTTCAATAAAATAGTCGTAAGCACACTTCATATCTTCGACCTTGCCACACATATCATCTGCGACACGCTCTTCCTTATCGGCAATATCCATCAGGTTCTTAGCAATTGCACGAAGATTCTTTGCCATAGTCATGTGCTGACCGATACGGTCATCAGTGGAAAGAATATCAAACTTCTTCTTTGCAAGAGCCTTACCAAATTCTGCATCATACTCGTCATTATCACGAGGACGAACGTGACAAGTAATACGCTTACCCGGAACCTCAAACTCTCCAATCTTTGTGTGAACAGTCAGACGCTCAGTAGAACCATCAGCAACCGTAGTCGTGTTAAAAATCTTCGTAATCATTTTGTTTCTCCTTATTTTTTTTGTAAATAAAAGTCGTTTTTCATGAACCAGTCGGGATTGGTTTCTATATAATATTATACTCAGAAAAAATCGTTTGTCAAGAGTTATTTGGAATTATTTTTGATAAATTTTCCGGCTCGAGAAAGTTATATGCTGTATATCTACATAAACATAACTTCTGCTTCTCAGAAACATACCCATGAGCGTCATAATATAACACAATATTTCTGCATAACTTCCGATAATCTGTTTCTGGCTTATTTTTAGAGTTAATCATATCGTTAATTTGATATACAGTAAACTCCTTATATAGCCTATCAATGACTTCTTGTCTAGGTAGACGCTTGGGTTTTTCAACGTCAAACAGCATCTTCAAACCCATAAGCGCTCACCTTACTCTTTCCGGGTCTTCTTCTCGTTCATACAACGAACAAGGAAATCGTATACATCTTCCCAATTATTCAACTCAGGGCTAGAACCATCTGCAAACTGAATATCGCCAAGCTCATAATCACGAAGATAATTGCGCTCATAACAAAGATATCCAAGCCAGTCGTCATCTAGGTCATTAAACTGCTCCTGAATAACATACATGAGCACGCCTTCAAGACCATTACTCATAATAGACGAATCATCGTTATAATCACGGAGCACCTTATTGATAGCTGCCTCAAAATCATCGTGTTTTGTGATTTCTTTCATAGCTTTTACAAAAGTTTTCTTACTAATCATATTTAATACCTCCAATCATCATGTTCATCAGTGAAACAGTACAAAAGAACGATTCCGAAAAGTACAATTCCGAGAACTATCATAAAATACTCCTTACTTAAAGATAGCCTTCATTACGACCAATGCAACAATACACATAAAAAGCGTATACATACTCTGGTCTCCTTTCTTCGTTTCTATAAGTATTATATCACAACGATAAACACCTGTCAACACCTTATCCTAACATTTTTTCTAATTCCAAGATTTCGTTTTCAACATTCTTAATTCTAACTTCATAATAGCCCCTTATTTTAACATTCGCGCTTTCACTAAGAGTAATAAGATTATTCAGCTCAGATTTTCTATCATTAAGTTCTTTTAGTATAAAATTATTCATCTCTTCTTGCTCGAATAAATTCTTATACTTTGTATACAGAATATAAATCTCTTGGCTTGGTCTACAATATGTTTTTCTCTTGCCACTATTTCCCTCTCCGCATCCATACATACACAATGCTCTTTCTAAATTCCCCTCACTCTTTTCCAAATAATATCTCAACATTTTTACCCCACATCTAATATTAGTCTTTTCATCATATAGCTCATCTTTACTCACACCCAAAAATTCTATCACTTCCCCACTTGTACTAATTTGCATCAGCCCCCTATATTTCTCCCCAACATCCCCCTGAAATCTACTCTCATGTTCAATAATCCCTACCACTAATGCTCTCATTTCAATATCATATTCTTGGTTTTGTGAACCAGAATCGTGGCTGTAATCCAAAGATTCATCTACCAATTCCTTATTATTCCACTGTTCATAATCCTCTTTCCAGTTAGGATAGATTCTCTCAACTCTCTGTTCTGGTGTCTCTGCTCCTACTGTTGTACACACACTCATCACTATCATTACAGTAATGATAGCACACAATAATTTCTTCATCATATAGTTCCTTTCTTTATTTTAGTCCATATAGGACTACTAAGATTATAACATAATCCTTATGATTTTGTCAAGTCTTAGCTCTGATACTGTACTTTAGTTAATTATTTTAATAGTTAATATTATCTAATACAAGCAGACACAACACAATATTACTATTTCAATATTTATTATTATGATATTGATTTAACATTGTGTCTAAATAGTAAAGATGACGTATTATGATTGTTGCATCTATAACAAGCCACAATTTATAGGTTGAAATAAAAATGTGGTATCGTTCTTTATGATGAAGAGATGAGGTTATGTATTATATAAACAAAAACAAAACAAAATAGATTCAAATAAAATAACCAATTATTCCAATATTTTCACCACTTTTTAACATTACACAAATTTTTCATTCTCTCTTAAATTATAAAAAATAATTTAACACCAAATATTTTTACTACAAAAATCATCAATTATGTCTCATTTTACAACAAAAACTCGACTGTAAAATTTTTAATAAAATACTTGACTTTCTTTGTGAAATATGCTACAATACTATTAGAAGGATTTATCCTTCGTTACTCTGTTAAATTAGGTGGGAAACTAATATGAAAGAAAACAACAATATACTAATCATTGTCGAAAATTTACAGAAGCAAAGACTTCTTTTTAACTATATGGTCTCTAAATTTAAAGATAATCTTTGCACTTATTATAACGGGAGGGCAGATATCAGAATAAAAAATAAACATATTAAAATTATCACGCAAGACCATAACATACGAGGATACAAATACGACATTGTAATTATTGACTCTATATTAGAGTATAACAAAGATTTGATGAATGAATGTTATGGATGTGGCTACGATAATGATTTTAGGGTAATATATATAGATATATTTGATATTGTAGAACCACTAATAAAGAAAACAGAACAAGACATAGCACTTAGAATACTAAATTACTGTTAAATTATTATACCCCTTATCACAAAAAGATAAGGGGTATAACTTTTATATTCAGTTAGCTAGGATACAATACCCATCATCATAATGTGAAGCAAATTCAACATCTTTATAGTTAAGCCAAATGTCCTCTGTTCCTCTACCGAGATGATAGTTGTAAGTATTAATATCTATCATATCAATCTCCATAACCTTCCAAGGATTATCTAACTTGAATCTAGCCTTAACAATATCTCCAACTATAACTACATTTCCGTAATAATCAAATCCAACTCCCACTTTACGCATTGGTAGTCTCCTTAATAGAGTCAACGGATTCCTTAACAGCATCGCAGAAATATTCAATCTCTTCACCTGTTAAATTCTCAAAGCTAACACGAATTGTTCCATTAATGTACTCACGAGGAACGTTATATGCTTCAAGCACATAAGACTTCATACCAGTATTGCAAGCGGAACCAGTAGAGACATAAATATGATATTTCCATTCAAGAATATCTTTTAGCATCTCGCCATTAATACCTTTAAAAGAAATACTCATAATTTCAGCAATACCGGGGTTATTGATTCTGTAATCAAGACCACGCTTAAACAGACCATCACAAATAGCCTTGTTCATAGCTTCATGTTTTTCCATTGTTTCCTGTGAATAATCAACAGTATCAAGAGCATAATCAAGAGAAGCAATGCCAATAATATTCTCAGTACCACCACGCATACCAAACTCTTGATGACCATAAATCAAGGGGTCAATACGAATACCCTTTTTAGCAACAAGAACGCCGACACCAGAGAATGCGCCAATCTTATGACCAGAGATTGACATAAAATCAACATCTAGTTTAGATAGGTCAATTGGCATTTTTCCAAAAGCCTGTACGGCATCAACATGGAACAGATGACCATTATCATGGACAATTTCAGAAATCTTTTTTACGTTGTTAATATGTCCAGTTTCATTGTTGACCCACTGGACAGACACCAAATCCTGTAGATTAGAAGTATTGTCATCTTCAAGATTCACATTTAGCCAATTATAATCAATTGTACTTCCATCAGACTTAATAAAAATATTTTCACGAAATCTTAAATCGCTTTTAAGTCTCTCCATAATACTAGAATGTTCTACATTAGTAGTATAAAGACAGTCATAATCAATACCATTTAAAACGGTATTGTTAGACTCACTACCAGATGACGTAAAAATAATATTGTATTTAGATTCATCTGTATTTAGCATATCATATAGCTTCTGTCTAGTTTGCCTAAGAATAAGCTTTGCAGATTCAGAAATATCACTATCATCACTAGGATTATATAGATAAGGAATCTTATTATATAGCTTATCAGCTACACCATTAGCAAGTGGATGATGACTTGCGTAATTTAGATACAATTCCATTTGTTCTTTCAATTTATCACCTCATTAAAACGGAAAATCTTTCTTAAATTCTTCCGGGTCTGGTACTTCTGCCCAATAAAGAACAGTAAAAGAGTGACTGTCAATACCAAAATGCCCAGCAAAACTTTTACCATTAAAACAATACGGCTTTTTATCAAAATGACAATAAATTTTACCAGTCACCCAATTGCCACAAAGACAAGATTGAACACCAAATACCATATAATCCCCACTGTTCTTTGGATAACTATTTTTATCTTCTTGAACAAATTTATTCCATTTTAGTTCCATAGTACCTCACTAATACACAGATAATTTGGAAGTTTCGGGCACTCTGTCCAAAATAATACAGCTATGCCACCATCACAATCAAAACTCTCGGTATCCACATCATATTTCAAAACAGCTTGTTCAATAGAGTAACCACCACCCTTAAAGTCTGTAAATAGAATCATACATAGATAGTTCTTGCTCTCTTTAGGTTTATTTGTTTTGCAATTATTCCACACGATTATCATTTCTTAAATTCACCTCTAATCCACGCTGACACAAATAGAATAGCAAAAGTCGCAAGAAAACCAATAACACATACTTCAATAAGTTTAGAAATAACATTTAAAATAATCATTCTATTCTTCCTCTTCAATTTCTACGTTTTTATTCTTTCTACGATGTTTTCTTTGGAGATATTTCTTTAACCACTTCTTAGAGCCACAAAACGGATTATATGTAGACCTCATTTCATCAAGTAAATCTTTTTCGTTATCTCTACAAGGTAATTTCTTATAATTATTATTCTTCATCACAGATAATTTCCTCACCATCAAATACCCATCTATTTGGAAACGGATGAGTATCTTCTAAATTTAACTCACAAAAGTCTTCAAACTTGCATCCTTGACAACTACTATTCTTGCAACAGTAATCTCTAAATTTAACAAGCGAGTTCATAATTTCTTCATAATTATTCATATCAATAATCCCATAAGTCATAAGGATGATTAGAGTAGAGATAGTCGTGGCAAATCTTATTAAACTCACAATCCTCACAATGAATACTCCATTCTGAACACAAATTACAATACGCGGAAAGACTTTTTATGGCTTGCGAAATGTAATCGTAATAACTTACATTTTCGACATTAGTTTTCACTTTTTCTAATTCACTCCTTTTAAACTCATCAAGAATGCCTTGTTCAAACTCTCCACTCATAATAAAACCTTTCTCTTGTAGCTCATGTCGGGTATGAGCTTTTGTTTGTTCTTGTAAATATTATACCATAGCACTTCCATGTTGTCAAGACTTAATTTTAATTTGTAATGAAATTATTTTTATATCTAGTTATATTATATATTTATTATATATATAATATAAATTATTATAATTAAGATTATATTATATAATTATTATTAAATATTATATATATAATATAAATTATTATAATTAAGATTATATTATATAATTATTAT